TTGCTGACAACTGCCCAATGACAGGACCAAGTGAGACAAGCAATGATACCCGGTCCATTTCAGCCTTAGGAATAGTTCCTGTCAGTCCCCAACGAATCGGAATGTTACTGAACACGCCCGTAAGCATGGTCTTGAGAACATCAGCCTTAGCCATATGGACCTCATCAACTATGACACAAGCAATGTCTTCAAAGAAAAACTCATCAAGATTTTCTTCTCCTGCATCGGCTGTGTTCTTAAACAGATTGTTTAATGATTGCCATGTACAGATTGTATGCGTCTTGCCATAGTCTTTACGATCACCAAAGTAAACGCCTACGTCAAGTCCTAGATTGATGTAGTCTGCTTCTGTCTGTACGACTAGGCTCTTGTTAGGGACGATTACGAGACTGCGGCCATACTTCTCTACACTCTTAGATAGAGCAGCAGTCATAAGTGTCTTACCCGCACCCGTAGCGACTTCCTGCAAGCTCTGAGGATTGGCCAAGAAGTTGTTGATGATTTGAACCTGATAGTCACGAAGCATGATAGGCTGTCCAGCCATTGGATGCTTGTCTGGCCATACCTTATCACTAAAGCTATCTTCACGTATTAGATCAAACTCTAGCTTACCGTGCTGTTCCCTGTTGTCTATCAGTTCAATGTCATAATTCTTATCGTATAGATATGTGATAACATCTTCCAGTAGGTTCAGATAAGTGCTACCTGCAAGACTGAAATAACTGATCTTGCCATTCCAACGGCCCAAACGAACCGAAGGCAAATATCTTGCCCCCGGCTTTTCGTACTCAAACTTCTTCATCAATGCTCTTCGGTCTGACAATTCAAGACCTTCAATTTTCACATTGACTTCATCCTTAATGATGATTTTTGCTTCGTTCATTTTACCTCAATCGGTCGGCTATCTTTAAGCACGACTGTTTTACTTATTTGCCCTGCAAAGGCATTGCGAATATCAATGTTGCTAGTATGCTGCAACAGCATGTTTACGCCCTCAGGAAGTTTACCGAACGCCATTGGACCAAGAGGATTCATGCCATATTTGGAAATAAGCTCGTTGAGAGTATCTTGATTTAACTGTGTACGTAGACCTCTACCGATAATCACATTATTGCAGCCCAAACTTTTCATCCACGAAATTGCCGTTTCTACCTGATCAATTTCCATTTCATAGACACGCTTGCTTGCAAACTCTAATTTAGGATTAGTCGCATAAACACGTTCATCAATATTGATTCCCATTAGTGACAACCTAAACAAGGTCTTTGGATCAACCTGAATAACCATGTCCTTAATCAACTCGCCCAAAACACTATTGATGGCAACAATAATAGGCCTATCATTAACTACATATAATGTAGGATCGTATACCTCAGCATAATAGGTGTTGATATCATCAAGTAGGCTAGACAATTGATCATCAAACCTAACAGTATCAAAATACTTACCAAGTTCAGTATTTGCTATTTTAAGTGCTGTGGTACTAAAAGGAGCACGATACATTTTGGTATCGCGGTTCCATTCAAAATTGTTGTTCTTGACCTGCCTAAATGCACTGATAAACGGCTTGTTGAACGGCACCTTGATAACAATATCATTGTCATACAGAGACACGGTAGCACCGGTATATTCTGGTGTGCTTTCAACTACCATAGTCTTCCATGGCAGTGCCTTCAAGGTGTCCTTATCAAAACCGTTCTTAGTAAGCTGCTTCTTATACTTACTGATAAGATTGTCAAAGAGAGTTGCCTGATTACTAGTAACCCTGTCCTTATTCTGGATCATAGTTTGCAGGTTAGCCATGAACTTGTAGTCATACTGACTCAAGCTTATCTTGCCGTTTAGGAAGAAATAAAGAAGCTGTTCTTTGTTGTTCATGTCCATACTATATCACTATCACGTGGTATTTACAAGCATTCTGGAAAAAAGGGGGAGACCGAAGTCTCCCCTAGGTTACTATGACAAATACTCACCACGAGTTTCTTTATCCCCGCTTCATGCAAGTGCTTTCAGCAAGTGCCTTCCAGTTACGCGGGGAAATCTTGATAAGATCGGCAAGCTTGAGAGCCATACGAATTGACATTTCACGAAGCTTCTTCTGATTAGTCTGCATGAAGTCAAGCACTTCGGCGCCTTCGCCATTCTGAAAATTGTAGTCAGCGAACAGGCCACCTTCGGCGTCACGATCAACCTGACGAATGCGAAGCATCTTGTCACGCTGGGTGTCAATCGTCAAGTCAATGAAATGACAACGACTTTCAAGGGCTTCAAGGTGATCCTGCAACTTCTTGCTACGAACGTTTTCAAACTTGAGGTTCGTGATGAAGATAGCAGAACCATTGAAGTTGAAGCTGTTCGGAATACCCTCGTCACGCAGCAGGCGCGAGTCCGAGTTCCAGCAGATGCGCCGGCGCTTACCACTGTCAAGAGCAGCCTTAAGAATGTTCAGGGCAAGTTCATCAGCAAACACGCTATCGCAATCGTCAAACACGAGGACGTTCTTCTTGTCGCTGTAGCGATACAGCTGGGCATACAGACCGAGTGCAGTCATAGCACCCTTAACAACTTCATAGCGAAGCTTCTTGCCTGCAATCTTGTCAAACATAGAAGCCTTTTCAAGCTGTTGTTCAACACCAAACGACTTACCAACACCCGGAGGGCCCGAAACGATCATCGCACGAATGTCGCCGTTGATGCAAGCAGCCGACATTTCATCAAGGATCTGAAAACGAGTAGCAATACGATCCATTGCTTCTTCATCAGTTTCAGTAACGGTAGCAGTCGGGGTAGCATCACCGTCAAGGAATTCAACATCGCTAGTGTCAGCGATCTTGATGCGAACTTCATCAATGTTTACGGGGAAAGCACCGTCATTCTTGACAGTCACGAAAGTACCCTTCTTACCAGTCTGAAAACCCTTGACGAGAGTAAACTGGCTGTCGATGACCGGGTTGTTACGATATTCACCGTTCTTGATGAGAATGCGAGACATATGAATTCCTCTGTGATGTGTTGATATATTAGTTATAACAAAATGGGCATCCGAAGTCAACCAAAAAGTTGCCTCGGATGCCAGTTTTTATCCGTTCAAGCGAGCCTGAATTTCAAGAAAGAATTGATTGTACTTTGCCATACGTTCAATGTCCTTCTGTGTGACGCCCTTGAGACGACGGATATCAGTGTTGTGACGAAGATCACAAAGCTTAACACGCATTGCATCCTCGTTGGCAAACACTACTTCCTTGTATTCATCGTAGGTCTGACCGGGCTGCTTAGTCAGCGCCTTAACTCCGTTGATCACCCGTTCAGTGCAACCGATTGCTTCAAGGTCTTTCCAAGTGGTTTTGGTATCTTCAACAACATCGTGAAGCAGTGCCATACACTGTAGTTCTTCATCGTCGGTCTTGAGATAATGCATGACCTTTAGCGGGTGAAGAATGTACGGGTTGCCACCCCTGTCAAACTGACCTGCGTGAGCATTCGTAGCGAGAACTAGGACTTTGCCGAGTAGTTCACCTTTTTTCATATATGCTCCTTTCTCTGTCTATAATTAACAATAGCAAATCGTAGGAGATATGTCAACCTCTTTATGGCTTTTTATTATTCATCGTAGACAAGACTGACAGTGCAAATGATGCTAGGATCAATGTCAATACAAATGTAGCAGCACCATAGACTGCTAAGAACCATTGTGTTAGGACAACGATTACTGCCATAAGAGCAACCAAGCCAAACAACGCTGATAGTGTTTTGATGAGAACAAAAATTCCACTAGACCATCTGTTTGCAGTCTGCTCCAGTGCGGATAAAAAATTAGTAAGCCAAAGCTTTACTTGCTCACTGTTCCAATTGCTGTTCATAATGAGATATCTCTTCCTTTAATTTGAGTTTACGCTTTTTTAACTCTTGGATTTTTAAATCATCAGCGTGAGTGTAAACAAGCTGATTTATTTCCAATTCTAAATGATGATGCCTATGCTTTAATTCTGCAATGTGCAGTTTTAGTTTATCACACTTCATTGTAGTCCTTCTTTAATGCTTCTACAGTTCTATAATGCTCAACCATCTTATCATAGTTGTCGTAATTAACTGCTTGTAGTTCAGGATACTTTCGCTCAAGGTCACGATCAGTCATATCCAACCGATATCTAAACCAACGATCTTCGTACCCATGCGGGTCAACAAATTCTTTGAAAGAAATATAGGGCATTTTCTGAAACTTATCATTTCCAAGATTAAATGACATATGTTCAGTAGATTGAATCATTCTACCATCACCCTCGCATGTACTACAAGGGGTTCGGTATGTGCTATACTCTCTCTTATGATAGTCTGTCAATTCGTCCTTCTCAAAGAATCCAAATCCATTGCAACGATCACACAGAATGACTTTGTTAGACCTTGACATAGAACCAGTGATGGTCTTTGGTAGATCATCAAGTTCAATCTTCTGGGACATTGATTTCCCAACCACTAGCTTCGTAATATGCCCAAGTGTCCTTGTTTTTCTTTTGGAAGATAGCTTCAATATAGGTTACGTTATTCTTGATATGATGCTCCCACAAGTTAGTGATGGGATTATTCTTGAGAAGCGGTAACATGATACGGACGCCATTTGTATCTTGAAACCAGTATTCATTTACAACTGAACGCTTGCGTCCATTATGAACCTTATTAATAAAGGATAGTGCTATTGTGCCTTCAACTCTACTAGGGCCCTTAACTTCCGAATATTCTCCACCAAAAATCTCTGTCAACGACATATCATATTCATAGAAGTAAGGAAGCTTGTAGATCATTCCTACAAACTTGGAAGTTACGCGGCTAGGAGAGTCAGTTAGATAGGTCAACAAATCTGTTCTATATCTAGTAAAGTGTTCATTGCGTAGTTTGGCAACAAGCAACTTTGACTTATAATAAGACCTAACAATCTCTGCAAAAACACGATCCTGATCGGTAATCTTAGATGCAATCTTATCAGTGTGTTCGGTCAATGACCAGTTTCTATACTGGTAGCCCTTCTCTGCATCCTTGGTCAAGCGATAAAGTGTGCAACTGACAAGCAGTGGATCTTGTGTAAAGTTATACACGATATCCGGATCGTTATCAGCAACGGAAGTTGTCAACAAATCGTCCCAATTTTGGACTATAGATACATTAATCTTGCTCATATTTTTACACTATCTTATATCGTGCCAAGTATCAATAGCTAGGTTACCCAATTGATACATCTTCCATACCAGCAGTTCGTAGACGGACAATGTGCCCTAACTGCCACTGTTTGGCGTCAATTCCTTTAATCACGCCAGTCCATTTATTACGAAGCAATGCTACTTCGTTAATCAAGACTTCATAATCAATAACCTCATCTTCGCCGTCAACATATTTTTCGGCAATACGTTCGGTCAATTGTCTGTTATATGCTTCTAGATATTTTTTATAATGCTTTCTACGAATCTTGCGTAACTGGATTTCTAGGTACCGTAATACCGCCTCAATCTCTTGAAGTTGATTGAAGCGATACTCCGTGACTCCGGGTAGTGCAGCAATGTTCTTTTCAACATTGCCGTACACCTTTACATCATTACGTGCGGATAACAATTCATTTTCATAATGGGTTATGAAGTCAGGAATGTGACTTAAATCACTTGTTATCTTACTATACCAGGTCATTAGTATGGATCGTCGTCGTAATAATCGTCTTCGTCGTAGTAATCGTCTTCGTCAAAATCATCAGTTTGATCAAAGAGTACTCCTGATTCGGGTGTTTCTAGATAAAATTCAAGTGCTTCCTTGATATCCTTGTCACCTCTAAAAGTATTCTTGATTTCGTGTGCTGAATAATCTTCTTCAACTAGGTAATTAACTAGTGTTTCGGCTGCACCATCTACATCGCCAGCTTCAATACTAGACTTAAGAAGCTTCCAAACTTCACCGATTAATCCAATGCTCATTCTGCTAACTCCTTAAACTCAACTTTCAATTCATTCATTACTTCTTGAAAATCATTTTCAGGGAATGCCATACGACCCAAGTTAAACATTCTTCTACATAGCCGAACATTTTCTTTACTGTAAGGTCCGGCATTGTCAAGACGTTCGGGACTAATAGCGAATGGATGATGTTTAATTTTATTGTAGTTTGGGTCTAAAGGAAGACCTGACCAATAACACTTTCCACCTTGTTCACTGAACATATCTACTAGATCCTGAGGGGTTATAGTGACCTCTTTTACTGGACGACCAGAGACTCGGTTCCTTCCCATACTATATGCAATGCCGGATAGCATCTTCTTTGCCAAACTAAGTTCCATCATTCTGCGCTGTCCTCTTCTTCAATCAGAGTAGCAGCAGTCTTGGCAGTCTTAGCTTCAAACTCAGCCATGATTGTATCCAAACAACCATCATCGTTTGCTTCCCAAGCCTTACGGAACTTCTTGATGATAGAACCATCAAGCTTAGTATAAACAAGACTGTTGCCTTCCTTACTTACCATGCCCATTGATTCTGCCATGTCAAGCATACCCGAATAAGGATTCATACCAGTTTCGTATGGAATCTTAATCTGCACGGATTCGAAGGGCTTTGCATAGCGGGTCTTCATGACCTTACAAGCACTACGAATACCACGAACGTCACTGACCTTGTTACCTGATTCGTCTTCCTTAAGCTTAAGCTTACGCATAGCTACCACGATAGACGAAGCATAGATGAAGCCCTGACCACCTGAAATCTTATCGTCAGGGTCAAACATATCCTGCGATGCATAAGTGTGGTTAGTAGCAACAAGACCGACGTTGTTTGAACCAAACATGTTTACGCAGTTACGAACAAGTGCAGTCAATGCTTTGGGCTTACGACCCATGTCACCCTTCATGTCACCGGCTTCAAACTGATTAACATCAGTCGGAGTTAGCAACATGCCAAGCGAGTCAATGACGAACAGAACCTTAGGCTTGTCTTCTTCATTCATGGCTTTGTAGCCCTTCATGAATTCGCTGATAGTCTTAGCAACATCATCAATCATTGCCATGTTCAACTTGAGGAGCTTATCCTCAGCAGTATCTACACCAAGAGCGTGAAGCCAGGCTTCGTCAAGTGCGTTTTCGCTGTCAATCAGAACAACATAGATACCCTGCTCTTGAGCATGGCGTACTAGGTTGCCCGAACAGATGTAGCTCTTACCTGATCCAGACTCTCCGGCAAAGACAGTAACTTTACCAAGAGGAATCCCCTTATTAAAATCTCCACTAATTCTATAATTGAGTGCATAATTACCTGTACTTACCCAATCGGTTGGGTCGTTAAATCCGATACTAAGGCCGTCAATCGCCTTAGTAATGTCCTTGCGGAACTTACTAATATCAAATGGCTTTGCCACTATTTTCTCCTGTTATCTTACAATTTGTTTTAACTTATCACCCGTTGAAGTTTTTTCAAGCACTTCGGGACAATTTTCTGCTAGTTCATCTAAGTGACTATCCCATGGATAATGACGTAGAATAGTTCTAGCACGGTCACGAATGATACTTGGTACTCTGGGTGTTTTGCCAGGATCGCAAAGTTCTTCTAAAAGCTTTCTGCTTTGCTTCAAGGCTCTATATCTTTCATTTGGTAATGTCATATAAACCTCCTGTCAAATGGGGAGGACTAAGCCTCCCCTATCTAAGTTTTACTTAGACTGACGGGCGCGGATCATTGCAAGAATGTCCTGAGCCTTGTCGCTTGATGTGTCCGACTTAGGAACAACTACTGGATCAGTTGCAGCCGGTGCTGCATCTTCGTCCCAAGGAACATCATTGTTGACTGCTGGAGCAGTTTGGGTAGTGCTGGTTTCAGCAGTCACCGCTGGTTCGTCCTGTGCTGCTCCAGCTGGGGCCTCAAGTCCATAAGGACGATAGTAAGCGCCCCACTTATCAGGATCATATGCACGACCATCAACAGATGCTTCAAACATTTCCTTGATAACACGAAGTTCTGCTTCGCTTGGCTTCTTCGGTAAGAAGTCCTTAAGATTGAAAAGACCATGTGCTTCAATAGCAGCAAGTTCTGCCTCAGTCAACGGGGATTCCTTACGGGCCCAGTTAGAAGTTGAGTAGTCAGCATAACCACCCTTTGAAGTCTTCTTGATGTTGAAGTCAAGACCACGAGCGTAATCAGTTGGCAATTCTTCCAACTCAGGATCCATCAATGATGCCTTGATTACAGTCTGAATCTGAGGACTGATTACGAAGCGACGAATAGGATTAGCCGGAGTTGCATCATCACCGAGAGGGTTTGCACGAACGAAGCCCTGATAGAGATAAGAACGCTTCTTCCAATACTTGTTAGCGAGGTCCTTAAGAGTGTCATCCTTGTACCAAGGACGAACTTCTGCGAGAACGGGGCAGTTGTCGCCATACATTTCTACGCAAGGAACCTGAACGATTACCTGCTTAGCATCTGGCTGACCCTTAATGCCATTGAACGGAAGCTTAATGATCTGACGTTCAACCCAGAAAAAGTCGTTGGTGTTGTCGGCGTCAGGAAGGAAACGCACTGTTGCAGTTGCGCCTTCCGAAATATTCCAATGTGGGTAAATTGCATTATCAGACTGAGTACGTGGACCGTTGTTCTGATTCTTGTTTTCTTGGGCTGCCAAACGAGCCCGGATTTCTGCTAGACTTGCCATTTTGTTTTTCTCCTTTTAAATGTGCCTAAGTTGAGCCTAAATGTGTTTTTATGTTTGTTGTTTGGAGACAACTTCAACACAAGTTATGTTATAACTCATGTCAGAAGTATTTACAATAGAATTGGGTGCATAATATAATATTATATTACACTATGTACCCAATTTGTTATTATCTTTTGAAAAGTGCCATTTCTATGATACGAGCTAATTCTGGATCAATCTCTGTTGATTCGCTGGCACCAACTAATTTACCGATATTGTTGTTCTTTACCTTCTCAGTAGGACCAAGTTGACCTACACGCTTTTGTTCTGGACCCAAATCTTCTTCAAGCTGGATTCCCATTTCCGCAGAATATTGAGGATCAAGTCTAATGTTTCCGAATCCATTATCACGCAATGTTTGTACTACTTGGTCTAAGGGAACTTTCGCCTGAAATATAGTATTTTGTATTCCCCATTTAGTATGGCGACCTGTAATACGAGTATCATTAACGTAAACTGCACCTTTATCAGTAACTTCTACATTTACCTTTTTGGTGCGGGCTTCTTCAACTTCTTCTTCTGCTACTGTTTGGGGTGCCATGCTGATAAAGTTTTCTTCAACATCGCCCTTGAATGCTTTGTCAAGAGTCTTTCTAGCATCCTTCATAGCTTTTTTAGCAGCTAGCATCTTAGCAGTCTTATCTGGACCTCTTGCATTGTCAAAGTCACGCTTTGACCCGTGTTCTTTGTCCATTTCGTTTACATCATTTGCAGCGTGAGGTTTACGATTACGCATTTCTTCTTCACGCTCAAAGTCTTCTTCTGATGGAATCCAGCTATCGTCATCATCGTCATCTAAATCATCATCTTGCTTCTTCTTGAACGGGACAACATCGCCCTCGTCAAGTTCTAGCTTCTCATTGATAACGCTGTCTGCCCATTCTGCTAGAGTATCAATTTCTTCCATTTCAGTTACTGGCTTCTTGAGTCTTGATAAGATTGGCATTGCTGATTCAATGCGAGGGTCTACCATTTCTTGAACGAACAAGTCATTGATTGATTCGTCAAGTTCGTCTTCCATTAGTGTAGGAGTCCAAGATTCAAAATAATTTTGATATCCTTTGTGAGTAGTCAACTTGTGTAGTGTTTCACGCAAGCTAGTATAGTGATTGATACCTTCGTTTACTAATTCTTGTGCTGATTCATTGAACTGACCATTACGAGTTGCACGAACAAATCCAGCCATCTTGTTATAGTCTTCACATACTGACTTGATATGATTCCACTTGTCATCATTGGGTACGCCGCCTTCTGCGATATGACGAGCATATACACGAGCGATGCCAGGGCGGGTAGTTGGAGCAAGGAATCTTTCACCTTCTTGGTTCTCAAGGAAAATCTTAGCTACGTTACGATAACGCTGTTCACCTTCTTCAAGTGCGCGGTTATGTTGTAGAATGATCTTTACATTTGGAACTGCGTCATTATAACTTGCTTTTCTACCCATTGGATGGTAGCTCTCGCCTAGCTTTTCTTTCATCTTATAGTAATCCCGTTGTCTCATATCGTCGCCTAGACGATCTTTGTTTGACAATTCAAAACTTAATTGTCTACGTTGTGCCCAATTCTTTAAATGCTTTAAGAACCCAGTCCAACTATCGTCATATTCTGCGCCCGGAGTAGTAGTGCTGGGGCTTTCTTGCTGTTCTTCGTCATAGTATACAATGACGTTAGCAGCATCATCAATTGATACCCATGCTTTGCCGTAATCTTTACCGTCTTTATTGAAAGTAAACTGAATAACATCAGCAGCCTGACTAGCAGGAACTCGTTGATTCTTACTGTCTAGTGGAACAGGTTGATACCCTCTTACTTTGAGAAGGTCGTATAAGTCGCGGTTGAATGATTCGTTGTCAGTGGCCATGTTAATATTTATGCCAACTTAGCCCAAGACGGCAAAGAATGGTAACGGTGCAATCACTTCATCGTGGTCTCTAATTTGGCTTTCTAAATCGCCATGGAAGTCTGCTAACTGTGTCATCATACGCACTGCCAGGAGAGTTGACATTACTAAGTCATCTGTGTCTCCGATCTTAGCAGCGTAACTGCCGCCGCTGGCAACAAACGCTTTCAATTCGCTAATGAGAGAGCGACTATGTATGGTCATCTTCTTTGATTCTAGCAGTGTTTTGAACTTAGCGCAAGCAGCTAGCTTAGGCTTATTAGAAGTGTTGAACCCTCTACGTCCTTTGCCCTTCTCAGATATAAAAATGCCAGGAATATTTGACTCACCATACTCGTTGAGTGAAACAACCGCAGCCTCACCTACGCCATTATTTTCAATGCTGTAGTAAATGCTATTTGGCTCTTTTGTTATTTCTGAGATATATTTGCAAATCTCAGCAAGTAACTTAATCTGACTAGGAATATCAGTCTTATTGTGTTTCCATTCACCGATCTGTGTAGTAGTGCTTGCGTCAAATACTTGAATAGCAGCCGGATCGCCGCCTGTACCCAATGACGGATCAAGTGCAACTACATAAATTCTACCCTTTTCGGGCTGTTTATACCAGCGAACCTGACCTAATCTATTGATAGGTTCAATGCCTTCAAGCATTACTAAGGTGTTTGGATTGATAAGTGTTTCATCTGCGATAATGAACTCACAACCGATTTCACGATTGAATCTGTCTTCACCTAACTGAGCCTTCATCTCAGCAGCCCATTTCTCATCTCTGCCGGGCTGTTCGTGCCAGTATGCTCTGTAGGCTCTAAAGCCGTTGACGCCTAACTCAGTTGTGTTACCAAACTCGTCTTCGGTCTTGTTAGCCATCTTCCAGATAAGAGCGAATTGATCTTCGTCGCTGTTTGGTGTTGATGTAATGATTGCTTTACCACCAGTTGATAGCGTAGGAGTAATAGCAGTCCAGAATTCTTGTGCGATTGAGGGGCGAACGAACGCAAATTCGTCAAGGTATAGTAGTGTGATAGACATACCACGACCTGTGTTTTCAGTCGTAGTAGCAGACACGATACGGGAACCGTTCTCAAAGTCAAGTGAGCCTTTGTTGTATGTAGTTACCCCGGCTTTGATGTGGTCCGGGCAGTTTTCATATGCATAACGAATACGCTGCATAATTTCTTGGGCACCGGTGTACTTGTGTGCTGCAATTAGAATAGTAGAGTCAGGTACGAACATGGCGTACCAAAGCAAATACCCTGCTGCCGATGTTGACTTACCTGACTGTCTAGGCATTAGACTGATACTGAAACGATAGCGATGGTATGTGTCAATTAGTCTTTCTTGATATGGCCAAGGGTGATAGTTCATTGATCCTTTAGTAGGATGCTGAATCATGAAGAAGTTATCCATGAAGTATAGATAACCCGTTTCAGGGTCGCAGCACTTCATAAACTCACCAAGTTCCTTTTGGTTCTTGAATACAGTTTTCTTGTATGGATCCTTGATTAGTGTTGGTGTGTTTGCCATAGAACTATTTAGTTAGTGTTAAGTTATCTCTTGCCATTCTATGCTTGCGTACACATCTTGGTTAGTACCAGTAGTAGCCATTGTGATCACATACTCATACATTACCCCAGTAAATGGTTCTCTTTCAAGTTGATACTCAAATCCAAATGCTTCTTGTACCGGTGCACTACTACTTTGATTGCTTGAGTTAATAAATGATTGTTCAGCAATGTCGCCACTTACTAACGTGGCAGGTGCAAGATTGTATTGTACTGCACTATCTGGTGCACTATCTACCCAAGTACCACCTGAGGTAATGGCTCGTTTAAAAACACGGTATTGGAATATGCTCTGTGCAGCCGGCACTAGTGAATAGTTGATAGGAATAACAACTGCATCTGACATTGTGCTTTTTAGTCTTATTGCTATTACTGGTTTAAAACTTAGATCATTTGGCAATCTTACCGGAGCACTAAGCGTATGCGATGCTGCTCTTGGGTTACCTGAACCTGATAGCTGGAAGCCGCCCTCACTAATCACACTGGCACAAATCTGTCTCATCAAGCTTGGACTTGCGGTTGCACCAGTATTCGTAAGTTCACAACGCAATGGTAGTGTCGCAGTGGTCATATACGTAGTAGTGTTATCAGTAGTCGGAGTGCTTATCACGTTTGCGTGATGGAATGAGTGACAAGTGATATAAACGCCGTCAATAATGAAGCCCACTCTAACAGTTCCTACGCCCAACCATTCAACGTCAATCCAAAAAATCTGATCTAGCGCAGGGTTTAGTGTGATGCCGCTTGGGTTATTAGCCCCGCCGGCGCCATTTAGTCTGTCACCGTTCCATTGACTTTGCGGGATTCTATCTTCTACAAGTACACCTGTGCTACTACTTCTGATTACCATGTTGAGCGTAGTGCCGGCAACTTCAAAATATATTCCGTTCTGTGCTCCGAAATATCCGATTCTTTGGCGAAGATTTGCTTTGGGAGTACTCATACTGAATGAAGAAAGAATCAACAAACTCTTACCTGGTTGGTATGGGAAGGTCTTAGTTGTTTCTCGTAGAACACTGTCTCCTGACCCTTGTCCTACTGTAAGTTCATATGAACTTGAGTTGGCATCATACTCAACATCTGCGGTGCCAGTGATACTATTACTAAATTGTTCATGATCATAATATCGTGCTTGCGTATCATACAGGGTGTATGGGTTACTAACTCTTAGTCTACCAAAAGCATCTGTCGCTTCCTGAGCAAATGATACTTGTGCAGTACCAGTAATAGCAACATTACCTTCAACCATCCAAGGATCAGTGCCCTGAGTAACTTCAACACTGTTGTCAATATTCACATTGCCAGTGACGTTTGCGTTGACATTACCTTCAACCATCCAAGGATCAGTTCCCTGAAATACAGTAACATTACCTGCGTCTATGTTGATATTGCCGCTAACGGGCATAGTATTGCCTGAAACATCAATGTTTCCGATTGCGTCTACTGTAACATTGCTAACGATAACATTACCGGCGATGGTAACATTCCCGCCTACAATGCTTGAACGCATGTAAACATTGCCGGTCGTTTCATCTAACCCTAAGGCCTGAGTAATATTACGTAAGTACCATGGGGAAACTTCGGTTGGTTCAGGGAATGCCATAAAAAAATACTCTCACATTTCTATGAGAGTATTTATCTTACTTACTTGATATCTAAGGGTCGTGCTTTAGTAGCAACAATACAGTAGTATGTTTCTTTAGCCTTAGTAGTCTTTTCAGGATCTTCTGGGTCGGGCATGTTGAGGTCAAACTCAAGATTGTTGAAGTTATCAATGTTGAACCCGCAACGAATTAATAATGCAGCCAACTGATTTGCACCAAAGATACTATAGTGATTCAGATTGAATTCGTGCTTGCGATCACAATCAGGTGCAGGGACTTCAATATAAATCTTTGCACCCTGCTTCAATACACGATTGTATTCCATCAATGAGAAGATAGGATATGGACTATGCTCTAATGCATGGCGCAAGAAGATGAAGTCTACTGACTCATCATAGTAACCATCCTTCTGTGGAAGGAAACTCAAGTCGTACTTCTTAATAGTGTGTCCCTTGCCTTCGCAGATAGAAATATCGCCGGGACTCAATGTTACACCGTAAACGTTAGTGTATTCTCTTTCTTTCATTTCGTCTAGGAAATATCCCGGGCCACATCCAAGATCAAGAATGTGTGCATCCTTAGGTAAGTCAATAGGATCAACATAAGTTTCTACTACTTGCTTAGTAAGCTGGCGGTGAAATTCGCTGTCGCCCTCATCATAGATGTGGGCAGTGTAAAGCCATTCGTTGTAAAACTTTAGCTTGACGAGGTCTAGGGTTTGGTTAATATCAATTAAGTTGCTCATAGCATTACTTATCTAGTGAAGGTGGTGTAATTATTTTTTTCTGTGATCTTTTGGTCTTTTTGCAACAGGGCTAACCTTATTTACAGAATCCAACTCGCTGCTATCTCGTCCCTTGATCATTGCTTTTGCTTGGGTAGGAGATACCGTATTAAATGCTTGGTGCATCATGTTATGTTCTAAATCACTATATGGGTATGCAAGATTATTTTTACCGACAAAGCTTTCATCATCCATTTTAAGAGCCTTAGTAGATGATCCATCCGCCATTGCTACTGCTTTCATAATCTGATTCAAGTGGTAAGTTCTATCCGTGCCATTGTCCATAAACTTATAGGCACCGGGCTGGGCATTATTGTGTCTTTTAGGCACCTTACCCTTGCTTTCATGGATGAATTCACTAGCTCTCACTTTTTATATCCTTTGAATGGCTTGATTGGGCTAGCATCATTAGTGCCTTTTGGTTCAGTACTGGACAAATCTCCGTTTGTTATGTCATCAAACTTTCTGACACCTGCTGCTTTATATGCTATTTTTAACTTATCCGCTTCTTCTTTTGTGTAGGGATGTGCTATGTTAAAACGAGAAGCCCAACTATCGCTGTCTATATCAGGGATCGTTTTTCCGTCTGTGCTTGCAGCAGCCATCATTACACGATTTAACAGATAAAAACGGTCGTAGGTGCTGTCAGCAAATCTATGAAGCCCGGTCATAGGACCGTCGTGATGTTCAGGGGAATCGGGAACTTTCTTCCCTTCAGTGATAAATTCCCAAGCTCTCATCGCTTATATCCTTTAAAAGGCTTCAAAGGTGATCCAGTACTAGTGCTAGGAATCTCGTCACTAGTTTTAGTACTGACTAACTTTTTACCTTTTTTGTGAACTTTACTTAACGCTTGGTCAAGAACTTGATCAATGTTTGGGTCCCAAGAAACAACTACTTGATGCTCTCCCCACATACTTTCGGCTTCAAACTCATGCTTGAATCCGTTCTGAACATCATCATTGCCGCTACTTCCACGAACATCTGCAATAGCTAAACCAAAGCGATATAATTCATAGAAGTCATTATTCTTAAGGTCAGGCATAATGTAGGTGCTAGGAAGAGTATGGGCCACCATGTTTAACCCATCTGTAACTGATTCGGTGATGAATTCGTGTGCCCTCATTATAGTTGCTCTGTTGTAACGCCTTGGTCTTCCTCAGTTGACATGATTGAATTAGCAATATATCCATCCAATTGTAACGGGATACCTGGAACGTTTGGTCCGACCCACATGTTTTGTGAGCCAATAAAGTGAAATAAGAGGTTGCCAGTTAATGGATTAGCTAATATTTTTACATTTCCATCTGACACTTCCATATCATAACTAGATAATGCATTTCCGAAAAATGTACTACCATAGCCAGTAAACTTTACGTCATCTGCTGATTGATTGAGTTGTGCAAACAATTGAATAGTCTGTGACTCATTGGTGCTAGAATCTGCGGTATAAACGAACATTTCCCCCATAGTGAATGTGTTGGCAGGAGTTTCAAATATCACTTGACCAGCAACATTGCCACTACTGTATGACAAGCTAGTATTAACAAATGTAGAAAATAGATTTGAGAAGTTATTGTTGATCTTGCTAAATGCTACACGTAACGGATCGCCTTCGCCATCATTAGGTAATGTACCGATATTGATGATTTGTTGTGTAGCCATAGTAACCTTCCGTGATTATAGAGTATTTATCACGATGGATGCCACTTTGTTATTTGGTAGCGTTTTCAAATATCGCTTTTTGTTTAGCATACCACTCTTGCCAACCGTCAACTTTTCGGCTGCATTCGTGGTACAAAACATAGTTTTCAATTACAACTTTAGTAAACTCAGTGAGAGACATTCCCTCAGTTGCTTCTTTGAGTTGAGCGCATTTTTCTTGTAGGGTTGCGGGTGCTTCTGGAAACTTAGGATTTACAGGCTCTACATGTACTGCACATCCTGCTAATAGGAAAAGTGGAAGAATCACTAATTTCTTCACTTCTTTTCTCCCTCAAGCTTGCTAGGATCTAATGTAGCTGCTGCATTGTGTGCATTGATTACTTCTGCCGGAAGCTCACATCTGTTGTTATACTTGATAACTTCTCTGTCAACATATTCAGTGATTGTTCTACCTTTTTCACGAATGACCTGGGTATCTTTAACAATCTTTTCAACGATTTCTGTGTTAGTTTTTGCACCCTTAGCTTCTGCTTCTGCCAGCTTAACCTTGAGTTCTGCTACTTCAACAGCTACGCTTTGTTTATATGCTGCGGCACCTTGCAAGTATACGCCGCAGATTAGCAAAATAGTGGAAACTAGCTTGATTGGAAAATTATATTGCTTGATAAAGGGTATTCTACCAACAAAGAATGCGACAAATAGTCCTACTGCGCCTGCAATAAGAAGTGTAAAGATAACCCATGTAGGTATTAATGCAATTAGCCAATAAACGTTCATGCTATTATTTATGATTGGAATAAAATTCCTTTACCTTATCTGCAATAGTTTCAATTTCACTATCTGATAGTTCAGGATAGATAGGAAGACTTAGCAATCCTCTAGATAATGCTACGCTAGTGCTAATAAGATCGGGCTTGCTGACGATATCCTTTGATATAGGAAGTTCAGAAAGTGCGTATGGGTAATGCACTTTGGCTTCAATTCCATTGTCTAGTAGATAGTTCAACAAATCATTTCTATCACTAGTGTAAATGACGAACTTTTGGTCAGCGTGACAGTTTAATCCGCGGCCCGCATGAAATCCGCGGCTTAAGCATTTGATTGGCAACTCATCAAACTGCTTCAAATAGTATTTTCTAATATCATATCTACGCAATTGCCAAGCATCAATGTACTTTGCTCTTACCAACAAATGACTGCACTCTAGTTCGCTCATCTTACTGTTTGATCCAGAGTAGAAATGGTCTGGTTTGCCGTTATTCTTCATAACGTTTACCCAATCATACAACGCTTCATCATTCGTCACTACGGCGCCGCCATTGCCGCTGCTAGGCAAGTTCTTAGTTGGGTCAAAGCTGATAGCCATACCATCACCCACTTGATCCTTAGTAGTAGATAGCCAGTGCTGGGCACCATCTACGATTATAGGCGAATAGAATGCTCTATTTCCAGTTGCGCCGTATAGTCCTACAAAACAAGTATGAGTATCCAGGTTATCTTCATAACTGTCAACCTTGATCAATCCATTGTTATCAGTGTCAACTAATTCAATTTCCCAACCAGTCGTATAGAAAGCGTTGAGTGTTGCTGGATAAGTTAAATTAGGAATACGTATTTTAGGAGGGTCATCATACCCTGCCAAAAAGCTTAGATCGTAGTGATAGCCAGCGATGAATTCTAGCGCCTGAGTACCACTGTGAGTAACAGTAGCAAACTTACATCCAGTGTAATCTCTAAGCCAAGATTCAAAAGAAGCCGTGAAAGGTCCGTTAACTAATGTCCCTTCTTTTAGGGCTTCGTGAGTTGCATCTAGCAACTCCTCTTGAAGATTATTATACTGTCTTTTCAGACCAAAATGGGGAATTAACCAAGTATTCATAGTACCTGACAAATCCTTCTTCTATGTTGATGGTAGGGCTGAATTCAAAATCTCTACGTGCTGCGTTGATGCTTAATGTGCCGCGACTTGGGTAGTCTTCGCTTTTATGCGTTACTTCAATCTTACCCTTTCCAACAATCTTTGTGATAAGCGTTGCTGCTTCAAGTAAGGTTCTAGATTCGCCCCGAGTGATGTTATATGTTCTGAACGCCGTGTCCTTACTAAGAGACGCTCCTACGATGCCTGAGGCGGTATCTGTTACATACGTAAAGTCTAGTCGCTCGTGTTCCCCATTGACCTTAAGAATACCATCACGCATCGCAGTCATAAAAAACTTTGATACTACTCTATCCTCAACGTCACACGGACCATACACAGCACTGGGGCGAACGATTGTATAATCAAAGCATCCACGATGCCCGTAGTCTCTTACAAGCTGCTCTCCTGCAAGCTTCATGATAGCATATTGTCCTTGGGGCTTGCAGAATGCATATTCATCAGTGCCGTCTTTGAAGTCGCCATAGACCATGCTACTACTGACATACACAAAACGCTTGACCTGATACTTGCAACTCAACTCACAAAGATTGAGTAAGCCCTTCATCATCGTGTCGGCAGCTAGTGTAGGATTGCTATTGACTACCTTCTGTCTAGGGAAACTAGCAAGATGAATTACAAGGTCGGGCTTATTTGCTTTAAACGCAGTTTCCACTGCCGATGCTGCAATATCATATTCATAACAGACAGACGAAATACGTGATTGACGCTCTAACATCAACGCAGTTAATTCATTTTCGGGAATGATTCCATATGTAGTAAAATTGTCAACAAGTGTGATATCGTCATACCCCATGTCTTCTAATTGAGCAACAACGTTATGCCCAATAAAGCCCATACCACCTGTGACTAGAACTCTCATCCCTGGTTGTCCAAATAAAACTGTGCTACTCTAAGCATGGCCTTAGCATGTTCTTCGTTTTTTGGCATAGTAATCAGAGAACCGTTATACACGCCTTGAAACTCGGTAAAGATAGAAGAAAAGCAGTGATCAAAGACCTGCTCCATATCACGATATAATGCTTCACGTTCCTGCTTAGTCATGCCTGACATAAGTGTGTACATTCTATCATCTTCACTGATTTCAAGACCGTAATCATGACGAAAGGTCATGCACATATTATTGATGATTTCTTCACGGGTTTTCATTCGTATTTCAACTTCCAATAAGTATAATTTTCAGGAGTTAGGTAGCATTTAATACAGTATCTGGTTCCCCATTCTGTGAAATCAACTATTTGGTGAAAGCTAGGAGCTGGGTTGGAATGTTCCATAACCCATTTACCGGCTTCTGTTTGCTGCCATTCAAAAATTGGCTCAGCCGCATAAATTTCAGGGTCTTCCACATCACCGACTGTAAACCAGTGTGCGGTTACGGTAATTGTCATACTGCCATATCAGCCTTAATAGTTCCATGACTCTGATAGTCAAATAGCAGTATATCATCCATTGCGAATTTGTCAATATCTTTTATCTCGGGATTAAGGAAAAGAGCAGGTAATGGGTATTCTTCTCTGCTTAACTGTTCTTTAACCTGTTCAATATGATTGCTATAGATATGAGTATCACCAGTTGAAATGATAAGTTCACCTACCTTTAGGTCACATGCTTGTGCAATCATATGAGTAAGCAACGCATAGCTAGCGATGTTGAAGGGGAGGCCAAGGAATACGTCAACACTACGCTGATACATATGGCAGCTTAGCTTACCGTTGCTAACATAGAACTGTGCGAGAACATGGCAGGGAGGCAATGCCATCTGATCAAGTTCATCTACATTCCATGCAGTAATGATATGTCTACGACCGTTAGGATCAGTCTTGATACCCTCAATCAATTTTGTGAGCTGGTCAACTCCTCGCCAGTCTCTCCACTGCACACCATATACTCGTCCCAAATCCCCGTCGTATTTGGCCTTGGGCAACCAATAAGTTGCTTGAGCATTTCCTGTCCAGATAGTGCTATTTGTAGAATCTCTGGATCCGTGTAAAATTTCCGCAAGTCTTCTCTCATCGCCTGTCCCTTCTATAAACCAAAGTAATTCGCTTTTTACTGACTTCCAGGCTAATTTTTTAGTAGTAATAGCAGGGAAGCCTTTTGATAGATCAAATCTAAGTTGACGGCCAAAAACGCTGATAGTTCCGACTCCAGTTCTATCGTCCTTGACTTCACCGTTATTTAGTATATCTTCAAGCAAATCGTGGTACTGTTTCATTTTCTTTTCCAAATTTCATATCTATGATCAGGGAACACTTCGCTCCAAACCCTAGTAAAGTTAGCTTCTACATATAGCAGGTCTATGTGAGTATCGCAAGTATAATGGTCGTATACGTTTGTTAGATGTATTTCAGTGATGTGAGGCCAACATGCATTGACTAATTGTGCGCCGCCTATCAACCATGTGCTACTAAACCTAAGAGAACAAGACGGGGCTGTAAATTCTTCGTAGGTTATGCATTCTGAATGCTCTGGCATATCAAGTTGTTGGCTCGTTACGACAAAGTTATACCTCTTTGGTAACGGTTTCTTTGGTAAGCTATCCCAAGTGTTGCGTCCCATGATAACAGTTTGTCCTTCTGTTAAACGCTTGAATCTTGGCAAATCGCCCTGGATATTACTCCAGGGCAATCTGTTTTCATAGCCTATACCCCCATTTGGGTCACATGCTATTATTAGTTTCATAATCCATTCAATAATCTATCTGTTTCGGGCTGCACTGTTTCTGCAATGCTCTCAACATTAAGTATAAATTCAATTCCTATTACTAGTTCGTCAAGATCAATAAGTTTAGTGCTTATCACATCTTCAATCTCTTCCGGGTAAAGTCCTTGTTCCATTAGTCTCTGTATATTGATAGTGTGCTGTCTTCTGCCTTGTAACTTCAATATAATCTTTTTGATAAACTCAACTGGAATTTTCTGCTTGTCAACATCTTCAAGTAGTCTTTCCCACTTTTCAATAAATTCAGGGGACATTTACTTTACCTTATGCAGAAATAGCTACCTTTTTTGGTCTACCACGTGTCTTCTTTGCTACTGGAGTAGCACTAACAGCAGGGGCTGCGGGAGCAAGGGCATCAGCTTCCTTAAGCATTCTTTCCGATTCTGCTAGAAGACCTCTAGCTTCTGCTGCCATTCTCATTGCCTGTTGACGAATGTTGTTAGCAATCGCTGCATCGCCTAATGCGTCACCTGATGCTTGCAATGGGGCAGCGGCCGGGACTTCATTGCGTGTAGCACTTTCAGTGATCATGTCACCGCGCATACGCTTAGCAACCTGAACTGGATCCTGCATACCAAGCTGACTATCCATTTCAGCAAGCTTCTTAACTGCTGCTTCGCCCTTTTCCATTTCGTCAAGGATAGTGTTCAATTCACTAAGCTTAATCTGAGTGTTGGGGGCAGGGGTCATTACGATAAGTTCTGTATTAACCTTCTTTAACATGCCTTCGGCGTGAAGCTTCTGAAGGATGATGTTACCATCAGTGGTGTGTGTACGATTTAATGCGTCGGCTAAGTTCTTACTGTTCTGACCAATGTCACTTTCAATGCACTTTACCAACGGATCATGAATATTTCTGTTGAGTAGTTCTGTATATACTACTAAACACATATGTGGCTCGCCTGGTACTTCACGGAATACAATCGCTACCTTGCGATCACCGTGCTTCCCTACGTGTCTTAAAAAAGCCATTTGCGTTCTCCTTGTAAATTCGCATTTGTATTTAATTGCTAATTTGTTCGGAGAATATTTTTATTTCCAGCGTAGAGTGAAGAATACGGCGTGTTTTGGGTCATCAAATGTCACATCCATAAACCACCCTGGCCATGCGGAGTGCCAGCGTGCTTCCCACCCTTCACCGTAGTAGGATGTGGTCCATGAGGTAGACATATGTCTGCGGTGGAATTCACCGATATTCTCGTCAAGCCATTCTAACACTTCCAGTACGTTCTTTGCCATACCAGACCCGATTCGTACGGTGGTCATGACCAGCGTAGTATAAACATCATCAAATGCTTTTCTTCTTCAAACCAAAAGATGTAGTAAGGATCAGCATTGAAGTCCCACACAAGTTCCATAGTATTTTGTCTATAGCCACGATGACCAAAGGTATCATGGCACCAATAAGCCATTTCTTCCAACTCTGCAAATGAATACATTATTGGATTGGCATAGTGGTATGGTGTTTTATCAACATAAAGTTTACTGCGGTCTCGTTGAAAGGTAAGTATACGCCGAGCCGCAGGTTCAAACGGAACATCGTCTTGTACAACAGTAGTAGCGTTAACCCCACGTAAGTTCATAGAACAGTGCTTCTTTAGAATCTTCAAATGAGGGGAACATACCGTTATAGAAAGTGACAGCGCCCGGTCCTAAAGTGAATCTTCCGGTAAGCTTTTCTAGAATCCAAACCTTAGATTCTTCGGTAACAGGTACGCTGGACTCAATGAAGTGCGCCGGCTTAAACTCCAGTTCACGTTCCATAAACCATGTGTGTAGGTTGATATCGTCAATTGTTTTCATTTTTCACCAACAAATATATTTCTTCAAGCTTTTCTAGCTGATCGTTTAATGCAGGAACTGTTTTAGCCAGTTCACAAATTTTAGTAAGCCGGTCTCGTCTAGCAAGAAGCTGTTTAATTTCCTCTACGGTATCGTCTTTTCGGACTAAAACGCAGTAAGACGACCCACGCTCTCTTGCGTAGATCGTCTTTCCACCGTCCGGGGACTCGTATATCATAGCCCCTACACTTGCTATCGTATTACTTCTTATGGTCGTCATAGATAGCATACGTACCGAAGGGCGGGTTCGGATTGGGGTCACCGTGAATGATCCAAGTCGTATCACAATAATCAGCATCGCCCCAGCTACCGCACGGATAACCGTCAGTGAAGACGATCAAACGATTGGGGACACGACCAGCTTCCTTGAGGTCATCAAAGATGCTATCAAAGTCGGTGCCGCCACCACCGTGAAGCTGATACTCCTCAATGTTCTCCATGTTCTCACTAGTATACTCCTGCGTGTTGTAGCAGCGAGTATCAAAGCAAGTGACACGGAGCGAGTAACCATCAAACGCTTCCATCATACCAGCGACTTCGCTAAGGAACTGCATACCCTGCTTGTTGCTGATAGAACCTGACATGTCAATGTAGATATCAACGTCAATTTCTTCACCAGGATTCATACCAGGCATAACAGCATCCATGTGCCAAGAACGACGAGAAGGACGCATCCAAGTGTAATCAGACTTGATAGCAGAGGTCAGATTAGTCTGGATCAGTTCACGCCAGGGCATGACAGGATCAGTAAGCTGCTTGATAAGACGTTCAACGCCCAGCGGGATAGTACCAGCTTCGGCAGTCTGTGCAGCGTTGAGAATAGCCTGCTTCATTTCCTGACGGGCTTGTTCACGTTCCTCAGGGCTCATCCGCGGACGCTTACCATTACCCTGCTGACCATTATCTTCGCCGTCACCCTCGCCCTGACCTTCATCTTCAAGGTGATCGTCAAGCATCTTGTCGAGGAGTTCGTCAATATCAATGTACTTGACGTTCTTCATGAGGTCGTCATAAATGACTTCGGATGCAAGACCATCATACTTCTGCTCATAGAGAGCAGGAACAGTAGTGATCATTTCACCGACCTTGTGACGCTTGAGGTCAGCGTTAACAGCATAGTCGTTAGCGATGTTCCAAATTTCAGGGTCGCGGCTGTCACGACGACCAAGGTGATCGTAAACAACGTGAAGGACCTCGTGACCGACAAGGAATTCAACTTCCTTAGTGCGAAGCATCTTGATAAAACGACTGTTGTAGTAGAAACGCAGACCGTCAGTAGCAGCAGTGGAGCACCACTCGTCAGCGTTTACAAGCTGTAAACGAGTAGCGAGATTGCCGAAAAAGCTTTGACGAAGCAGGAGACCAATACGAGCGGTAATAAGACGCTCACGGGCTTCGTGATCAATCTTAGGATCGGTCGGGCCGATCAGATTTTCAAACTTCTTGCTGCGGGTACGCTTGCCCTTCTTAGGCTTAGTCGCAGTACCGGGAATAACGTCACTCATAGAAATCTCCTTAGTTGATATAGACAATATAACAAACCTAAGCGGTATTGTCAACCAAAAACTTTATACTTGTTTGCTTTTTAAGAAAGCCTCTGTAGCGCATTTAGGGCCGCAATATTCTTCAAAATCACCATTTCCCCAAAAAGGATCTCGGTGATATAGAGCGGCAAGGTAGGGAGCATTGTGCGGATACTTACGGGTAGGGAATTGATGAAGTGTTCTTTCTACTTGGACACCGCAAACCGCGCAAGTGGCTATGCTCATATTAATACCTACGAAAAATGGGGGAGGGCTGTCTCAAACCCTCCCCCGGAGCTTGCTGACTTAGTTGCCAGCTTCCACGATGTACTTACCGTACTTCTTGTGGAACTCGTCAAAGTTAGAAAGCTGCGAGGGCTCAATCGGCAGACGGTACGTCTTAAGCGCAATCTTAGCACCCATCACAACCAGTTCAGTTTCGAAGTTCTTCATGATGTATTCAAAGAAGTTATCAGCCATCACGTGGAACTGCTTGTTATCAACACGCTTGTTGTCAAGTGCTTCCTTAAGTTCGTAGCACATAGAAATCGTAAGCGAATACATCGCAGAGATTTCCTTGACCTTAAGGTCCTTGACCTTACCATCAAGAATGTCAGCGGGGTTCGGCATCTGACCAGCAACACGACGATGTGCCATGAACTTGGTAGCGAGACCGTCACCGACAGCACCAGCAACGAGATTGAACAGCGTATCGTTATCAACGTTGTCCTCGTCAGTGAGCAGGTCACTCACGAACACCCACGAACGCGGGGTAGCGAAGGCGCGAGACGAAGCCTTAGCATCAAAGTCGTACATATCCTGCTTAGCGAACGAGAGATAACCAACAACGTCCTTGTGAACGCCCTTGTTAACAGCCCACTGCTGCCAAGAGTTGAAGTCAGGACGCATTTCAAGGTGAACGAAACGGTTAGCAAGCGGCATCGGCATACGATACGTAACACCCTTGTCGCTATCGCGGTTACCAGCAGCAACGATAACAACGTTATCAGGCAGCTTGTACTTACCAACACGACGGTTCAGAATAAGCTGATAACCAGCAGCCTGAACAGCAGGGGGAGCGGAGTTCATTTCGTCAAGGAAAAGAACGACGATCGGATACTGTGCGGCAAGTTCTTCGCTGGGAAGATCAACAGGTTCGGCCCAATCCATCTTGCCGATTTCCTTGTTGAAGTAGGGGATACCGCGAATGTCAGTCGGTTCCATCTGCGCCATGCGAAGATCAACCATGTAGCCACCGAGTTCGTCAGTGATTTCCTGAACGCATTCAGACTTACCAATACCCGGAGGGCCCCAGAGGAAGACAGGGCGCTTTGCCTTGAACGCAGCGAGAATAGCCTTACGGGCCTGAATAGAAGTGATAGTGAGATTATCGGACATTTGAGACATACTTTAAGCTCCTTAGTTTGAACAAATGTAGAGAGTGTTTGCTTCGTTGCTCTCTATAGTCTTGTTATATGATATTATGAGGGGGAAGTCAACCAGTTTTTTGCCTAACTGGATATTTTTTTATGCCATGAGGCGAAGCATAAGGATAAGGTTGTTGAGGTGCTTAATAGCACCGCGGATTTCTTCACGCAGTTTATTATACTGCACATGATAGCGAGAACGGGGAGGGGTGCGGCGGGTATAGACCTCAAGCTTGCTAAGCTCTTCAACCATGTCACAGATATTGTAGCAAAACTTGCTTAGGTCAGGGTTATATGGTAGCTTACAAAGCTGATCATTGATATCATACATGATCATTCTAGCTTCTTCTGCGGTGTTGAAATCTTTGCTCATAGTCTCACACTACAATAGTTTTGGGCCATTGTCAACCTATGATTTTGTCCGGTGGAATAGAACCTGTTACTATCCAAGCGCCGCCGTTCGTGCCGGGCTTAAATCTACTTGACCATTCGCTCATGTCTTCGGCTTCTGGATCGGGGCGGGCATCAATGCCTGTCATATCTATTTTCAATATCGTTCTATCTTGACCCTCATCGTTCTGAAAGTCGGTGAACCATTCAGCCATTTCAAACGAATCCCAAACATAGCTATTGCCTCTGCTATCTGCTTTGATTCCGTTCTTACGTATGACTGGTAAGTTTTTTGTAGCAGTAACGTGATAACCTACTTTGGGCTGCTTATCTTCAAGTAAAAAACTTTTAAACTCTCTCATTAGGTCTTCCGCAAGCTTACCATCTGCTCGTGCTTGGGGAGGGATGCCTGCTCGTGAGGTTTTCCAGTTGAACGCCTTAGCATTCTTCTTGATTGAGTCTGGCTTAACGTCTACAGTCAGTGCAGTCTTGAAGCGAGGATCATTCTTCTCTTTTTCGCTTGGAATGTATCCGGAAGCCTCATTAATTTCTTTTGTGGAATTACCCATTATCCAATTGACTGCTCTACTCACTATATTTTGAGGAGTTGCTTTCTTAGGAGCATTCATTTCAGCTTGGAAGAACTTATAAGCACGAGACAATAATCTCTTATATTCTTTTTGATTTTTCTCGTAGATTTTATCTAATTGATTTTTTTCAAATGCGTAACGAATTAGTTCCGGCAAATCTTTCTGTGTAGCCTTGCTACCATCTTTCTTTGGCATAGCTACATATTCTGCTATGTCCATAGTTGCTTGTTGGAATCTAGCATTCACTTCATATGGTCTTTTAAGATATGATTGATAATCGTTACTCATTCCTTTGTATAATATAGGATCTGCTAGTGCCTTGCCCTGACTTTTTAAATCGTCAAGCGCATGTTGAATTTCATGTGATAATGTACTGGCAACCTCGGATTGAATGGTTGTTCCTCGTATTTTAGCAGCAAGTTCATGAGCCGGGAAATAAAGTAAAATACTGTTATCACCCTCATAGTATTCTCCATAAATCTTTGTATCTTTTTCGTTTTTCCAATTCTTATAGGTACTGACTTTAATTTTCATAGTTTTTAATAATTTATTGAGTAGCGGGTCTTTCACTGAGGGAACATTTAGGTCTTTTGGTTTTAAACCAAATAATATTAGACGAGTTTTGGGAGTCATGCCTACCAATAACATATCCAATATCTTGCTTTCATTCGCTTGCATGAACTCGACAATTTTATCAGCGGCTGCTCTAGAAACTGCATTGATAATTTGATTTTCCTCTGCGGTTTCTACCAGGTGGGCTTCTTTTAATGATTGTTTCAGATATTGTTCTCCGTCACCTGTGACATACCAATATCCATCATCATCTACTATATAACCATTGCTGCTTAGGCTATCTAATACGTTATCATATTCTGCGGTTCGTGAATCATCTTCTATAAAATCAAGACCTAATTGTGCAGCGGTATAGATAGCGTGTAAGACTAATAGTTTACCTAAACCCTTGCCCTTAAACTCAGGATAAATTTCGGCAATACTGCGTCCAGTAGTAGCATCGTATTGATATATACCAACAGGTTCACCGCTTACTAATAATTCAGTAGAGAATTTATTCTTGCCCTTTTGTACTTTGAACTTGACGGCTTCTAGCAGCTTAACCATTTCATTATCATCATCTGGATAAGCATAGTCAAATCCCATTCTGTCCCAAAACTCGTGAGTAGGACCATATCCGGCATCACTTGCTACTAAACGAATCTTCTTTATGTCTTTAGGAAGGCTCTTTTCAAACTTCATATATTCTTGAGTACCAAGTCCTTTACCTTTCTCAGGAACCTCAAAGTAGTTGATCCAAATAGTATCACCCTGACGATGGGCATCAATCTTTGCTTCTTTCAGCTTCTTACCCTGCACTGCTGTTGTCTTGTTAGGCTCATCAGCTAATCCAGTTTTTGCTCTAGGCATAAACTTGTTGATTGATTTAAGAGTCAACGGACCTAGTTTACCGTCAAGGTCAAGGTTGGCACCATACTTCTTATTCAAGTGTTTCTGAATCTTAAGTACTGCTGCTTTTCTATCGTCTGTCTCATTGACATTAAATGTAGGGTCAGTTTTTTGACGCTTCATACCTTTTGGTTGCTTGGGGTCAACTGGATCAATATCAGTCGTAGTCAATCCAGTCTTTTCTAAATCTTGAATATATTTGTGTTCGGTATCTTCATCACCGAATGACAAAATAGTGCTGGGAGGACCTTTACCGAAATCGTGCTTACCCAAACCCTTCATATTGCTGATATGTTGACCTAGCTTGTACCAATCGTATACATCACTAACGTCTACTCTGACAGTACCTGCAGGCATCGTAGGCTTAAACTCGGGTCCAGGGGGCGGACCATTTGGATCATAATCTTCGTTAGCATATTCGTCAATGCTTAACTTTTCAGCGTGTAATTGTGCTTTGAGGTCATGTAGGTCTTGAATCAGTCCCTGCTTTCTGATTGCTTTGAATGCTAGATTCTCAGGACCAAACTCGCCAGCTTTCTCCAGTCCGCTCTTGCGATAACGTTTGATTAGTGCGAGGGTATCGTTGACTCTTTTTGGATCTCGTGACTTCAATGCCAACTCAATAAGGTCACCAAGCTTCTCATACTTTGCTTTGGTTGCAGCTTCGTCAAAGTTTGCTCTACGCTTTTTAGGAATGCGAATCCACTTGTCATAGACAATGCTGTACTCACCTAAACTAACATGAGGCTGATTTGTATCCTGCACATATAGTTCTACGGGAACATCACGCACCGTAATGTCGTGGGCATCGTTATATAATGTTTTCTTAGCAGTGAACAGTTCTTGGTACACTTCGTTGTTTGGTAGTTCATTGAAGTCTACCAATATGTGCAAGTCTAAGTCACTGTGAGGAGTATATGAATAGGCAGCGTTACTACCTGAGATAGTAACGTCTCTAACTTTAAGATTGCTGATGCCTAGATATTCTACAAAGTCTTCGGCAATCAATAGTAATTGATCACGCACTTCTGGATCAAGTGTATTATCTTCCCACAACTTAGGGTTCAATTCCTTGTGGAAAGTTACAGCATCGCTTAATTTAAAGGATTCCAATTCATTAATGTCCATACTGTATTTATGATAGTTAGTATGGTTGGGAGTTTCTGTTGCAAGGTACTCCCGGACCCCGTAGAATCATGCCGCTAGGGCAAGATCCACATTGTTGTCATTAGCTGCGACATTTACAGTTTTGGCTTATATGCGGCCAACCAATCAGTCTACTCTCACCTCTGCCTTGCAGTCGATCCTAAATTTCGCCCCCATCATTAACACACTCGTTTCTGTTAGTATCCTCATGCCTCAAGGCACTGTAGAACGACCTCTAGTGAAGTTCGGTCCCAACTTACCTCCCAAAAACCGGAGGAGTCAGGCAAGTGTGTTAATGGTGGAGGCGCCGGGTACCGCCCCCGGGTCCTGCACAAACATCAGATTGCATCAAACAACTGATAATCTATTTATATACTAGTTGGGGGTTCGTGTCAATCTTTTTGTTGTCGTTTGGTAAAAACTCGTCTAAGCATGTACCACAACAATAATCGTCTTGTAAAATGCGGGCAGATAGTTCTTCTCTGCTAGTGTATTGCGAGTCTCTAATGTTTCTACAACTACAGACTACCATAATTATAGATCAGGCTCCCGACCCTGTTCAGTCAATCTAGCTGCTCGTTCATGGATTTGTTCTTCGGTGAGTCTAGAATCTTTAAGATACTTTACCCAACGTTGATAGCGTCCGCGCTCCTTTTGAGTCGGCTTTCGCACAGTACGCATACCTGACCAATCAATCATCGCTCGTACCAGCAGTTACGTCCGGCAACATATGGATTCCCATAGTAATCGTGCTGAACTACGTCTTGACAAACTTGTCGGGGTTGTTGCGGGTAACGTTCTACAATAATTACTTCACGTTCACGACGACGGTTGTTGCTATCGGCAATAGCCTTACCTACAAGCAATGCACCGAGTCCAATGATAATTGCACCTTCAGTGCTTACACCACGATCACGATGACCTCGCCAGGTACCAGGATGTTGCCTCCCACCATGATCTACGCCCCAGCGTGGGTCAAAGCGCCTATGATCGGCGAGAGCTGGCGTAGAGACAGCAAGCATTGCAGACATTGTAATAAGGGAAATGAACTTCTTCATAGTAGCCTCCTTTGGCTGTTAGGGTAATGTGATATTTTTCACTATAGCTTCTACTATACTTATCTTTTATTCTGTTGTCAACCGCTTTAAGTACCCAAAATCACATTTCATTAAACTTGTTTCGCAGCCAATCCCATTCATAGCTTAATTTGATCATGTCAAAGTCACCGCCAACATCATCATAGTATTTTTCTGCATCTAACGCACCCTTAATGCTGTACTCTGCGAAATTACCTTCCCCTTTAGTAAGCCAGGCATCAAGGCGATATTTGGCTATATCATCAGAATCCGCTTTAAGCTTGATAACTTCTCTAAATGCAGTGCGCCACGTTGAGAACTCGTCAGTATTGTAGTTTGCTGTTCCTGAAATCAATGGCACTACTTCATGCTCGTCATCCAATGTAAAATCAAGACCTTTGCCTTCATTAGCAAGTGTGAGCTTCTTGTTATATGCGATCATTGCTTGGTGACCGTAGGTTAATCCGTTAACTGGATTCTTTGCATAGAAAATATAATGCTTAGGAGCCTGCATTCTATCGGGTTGCCAGTTCCAATCAAACTTAGGGTTGACTTTAAGCTTAGCAAAGACCGTGAACATCCAAGTCGTTTCGCTAGCCTCTGCTGCTGCATGATAAGCAGCAACACGACCGTTAATTCCATCTACCCTAACAACTCTATTGGGGAGATCCTTAGTAACATCTAACAAGTATTGATAGTTTTCGTCGGCACCTGTTTCGCCGTTACTTAGGTATACGATATCTAATGGCTTAGAAGTTGCTAACTTAGGAGCACGCTTAATGTATGGATATTCATACAATTCTTTCTTAACATAGTCCTTAGCTTCGACAGGCACAACAATACGAGTTGCACCAGTACTAGTAACATAGATATTCTTAGTATCGCTAGACCAAAGATTCATCGGCTCAATATCAACCTTAGGTACATCAGTGTTATCATAGGTAACTAGTGTTGCGTATGGGAAATCAATAATCTTATTAATAGCAGTAGAATGCGTGTCATCATTAACAACAATCACTGGTTCGGGCAATCTTTCTGCCCTAATAGTCATGTTGTAGTTTACCTTATTGAAGCTTTCTAGTAGTTCTAGATCACTGATAACTTCTCTAGCCTTGTTAACATCTACGAAGAAAGTATCACCGAACTTCTGCGTTCCACTTGGGAAAACATGTAGCTGGTCTCTTGCAAACGGATCACACACATATGAGAAATCAAAGTTCGTATAGTCACATACACTTGAGCAAATCCAAATGTAATGATCCTTCTTTTCTTGCTGCTTACTAATAATTTCCTTGAAGGTTTCTAGGTAGCTCTCTTGATAAGGAATTACCGTAATCGTGTTGTCAGATACCTTACTCTGCAAAAATGACACTACATCACTTGTTTCCTTGTTAGCATGGTCAATAACTACAATATCATGGACGCACTGTGTTGCCTTAGTACGAATATCCTTCACAAAGTTCAAGTTGGATAGATGTTCAATAATCTTGACATACCTGGTATCTTCGGGGAATGTTTCGCAGTTAACCATGAACGTTGTTCCCCAATGGCTCCACTGAGTACCAAACACTTGAACCATCTTCATCTGCCAAGGATTAGGATAGTAATCAAAGTTAAAGTCGCTATAGTCTAGTTCACTATTAAGAACCCAAATCAATTCAGTGCTTGCTTTCTTAGTGCAGCGATTGATAGTATCAACCCAGCTATTAAGATAGCGAGTCTTTTGAATGCCAGGGAAACGTTCTTTAAGCTTCTCAAACCGCTCTTGTGATTCACTATTGCTTCTGTCAATAAAGAACATATCAGGCTTCTTGAATAGTTTAGCCAAAGTATCTTCATTTAGTTTTAAATCTTCTACAAACTTAAACTCGGTGTTACCTTTTAGATAATGCTCTGCGCTCACAAAATATGTCTGTGTTAGTTCTGATTCAGGAGAACCAAAAACATGAACATAATCTAGTTCATAGGCAACTTCCACAGTAGTTGGGCGCCAGCTAAAATCAAAGTGTGAATAGTCAATGTTCTTTCGCATTGCCCAAAAGATTTCTTTTGGATGCTTATTGATTAACTCTTCCAAGCTGGTTTCAATATAATATTGACCCACACTAATATCAGATGAACCTAAAAGTTCTACCCGCTCAAGATATACAATCTCTCCGTTGTTGCTAGGCGTGACATATCTAGGACCGTCGTTGTTATCTAGCTTAGTACCAAACTGATAGATGTAGGGCGGGGCCATCGGATGTGGTGCCCAACTAAAATCAAATCGTCTAACATCTACCCCGTCTGGTATTTCCCAGTTGACTCGGCTTGGAAGAGTATTTGCCTTTACAGTATCAATGTATTTGTATTCCGTTGCACCAGGCATTCGGTAAACAGGTCCTCCCCTGTCATTCCATTGTGTCCCAAACTCATATATGTATGGAGGGGAATTGGGATGAGGAACCCAGCTAAAATCAAAACTTGAAATATCAATATTATTCGGAATGTCCCAATTGGTTTTATCAGGTAATGTTTTAGCTTTAATTTCTTCAATGTACTTGTATTCTGTTGCCCCTTTGACGATATACCTAGGTCCGCCCCTGTCATTCCACACCGTTGCAAACTCATAGATGTAGGGAGGACTTTTGGGATGAGGCACCCAGCTAAAATCAAAACTTGAAACGTCAATGTTACTAGGAACTTCCCAATTTGTCATGTTGGACTTCAAATGTGCAGTAATATTTTTCACATATTTTATTTCGGTAGCACCATCTACCCGATATTCTACAGTGGGCATTTCTTCTGCTGAGTAATATTGGTTACCGAAGATATAGATATAGGGAGGAGACATTGGGTTAGGTCTCCATCTAAAATCAAACTTATCTTCGTTTATTGGATATAATAAAGTAAACTTAGACTTGTCAACTTTAAGTTTAGCGGTTACATCACTGACATATTTCTTTTCTGTCGCATTAGGAGTACGATATTCTACAGTGGGATAAATCTCACCCGAATAACGTTGGTTACCGAAAACATAGATATAAGGCTGGTCAGTTGGATTAGGTACCCAACTAAAGTCAAAACTGTCTTCATCAATTGGTTCATGAATTACCCAGTTAGTCATATCTACATCTAACGTAGCTACGATATCATGAATGTATTTTACCTGAGTTGCGCCTTCCATTCTATATTCAATAGTAGGACACTCTTCGGCAGGATACTGCTTGTTACCAAATACATAGATATATGGCTCTTCGGTATCGTCTGGGTGCCATGAGTAATCAAAGTCTTTAATGGGATAATTTTCTACCCAATAGTAATCATGTGGGTTGGATAAGCGCATTGCTTTTATAATACGAGTATCTACATATTTTACCGGGCTTGAATTATCAGCGCCCGAAGTAATATATTTAGGACCACCTGTCTTCTGCCATTGAGTACCGAACTGGTAGATATATGGCTGATCTTCTGCATGTGGATGCCAGCTAAAATCAAAGCTGTCTACATCAATCTCAGTAGCATCATATACCCAATTATTCATATCTACGATTGCAGTAGCAACCTGATCTTCTACATACTTGACCTCAGTTGCTCCATCAACTGTATATACAGGTCCGCCGCTGAATGCCCACTGAGTAGAAAATACATAAACATAAGGAGGACTAGAACTATCTGGATGCCATGAAAAATCAAATCTATCAATATCAATATTGTTAGGAATCGCCCAACCTTTGTTTGTAGGAAGTCTTTTAACTCTTTGAAAATCCACATACTGTTTCTCCGTAGCTCCCGGTACTACGTACTGAGGGCCGCCGGTCTTCTGCCATTGTGTTGCGAACTCATAAATGTACGGGGGTGCCGTGGGGTTTGGCTCCCAACTAAAATCAAATCCAGTAGCGTCAACATCATCAGGGACTACCCAATTATCCATGCATGGCTTGCGAATAGCACGCTCTGTCATATATTTGTATTCTGTGGCTCCTGGAACGACAAACTGAATAGATATCTTTTCTTCTGGACTATTCCATTGATTACCCCATGCATAGATATAGGGAGGACTTGTAGGATTAGGGCGCCAGCTATAATCAATACCATAACTGTCTTCTAAATGCTCAAACAATTCCTTCTTGGGAGCTAATTTAGCCGTAATATCATTGACATACTTAATTTCTGTAGCATTAGGGCAACGATATTCAAGTGTAGGCATGATTGTGCCATCGTATTGTTCGTTACCAAATACATAAATGAATGCTGGTTCTCTTGGGTCAGGACGCCAGCTAAAGTCAAATGAATCTTTTACAATATCCTCAAGAATAGTCCATCTATCTTGTTCAGGTAAAACAGGGACAAGTTCTGATAGATATTTTATATCAGTTGCGTTCGGAGCATGATATTCAAGTGTGGGCTGTAGTCTTCCGTCAACATACTTGTTACCCCAAACATAGATGAATGGTGGATCCAATGGATTTGGTCTCCATGACATATCAAATCTATCTTTGTCAATTGCCTGATGTTCTACCCAACGATCATATTCAGGTACTAACTCTGCAATCGTGTTCATATACTTTTCTTGAGTAGCGCCAGGAACACGATACTCTAATACATGCTTGATTTCTGTTGGGAAGAACTTACAACCCCACTTATAGATATAGGGAGGATCAGTTGGGTCAGGATGCCAACTAAAGTCAAACTTACTATAGTTGATTAAATCAAGCTCGACCCATTGGTCGGTCTTTTCGTTTTTACGAATGACCGGATCTACATCATTGCGATAGACAATAACATCACTATGTTCCTTGGGACACAACCATGTGCCACTGTCCTTTTGATGCTGACTAGGCCATACGTTATTGTGATCTTCTGCCCAAACGTCTTCGTCAGGCAAAAATTCAAAATCAAAGTCCCAATCAAAATTGCGATAGTCAGAGAACTCATTAATGATCCAAAAGTCACGAGTAGTGGCTTTTAGTCTAGCATCTTGTAGATTCTCTGCAAACTGTTCTCTAGGATGAACGTTGGGCTTTTTACCAAAATAGAATACGTCTCTAAGCATATACTTTACTTATGAGCAGACTTTTACTCCATAGAGTTTTTCAAATCTATCAGCATCATTACGATCATTAACCATGGGTTCTCCACGAATGTTCAATGACGTATTCAAAAGCATTGGGCAGCCGGTTTCTTTATACCAGGCTTCTAGTAGTTTTCTAATTCCTGATCCGTCATTCGGGACAGTCTGAACACGAGAAGTCCCGTCATGATGAACGATAGCAGGAAATAAGTCAGGAAGCCTACAAGTAGCGATGACTTGCATATACCTACTGTCACTCCACCCGCTAGGCATATCAAAGTAATCAGTAACCAGCTCCTCCAAAATGACTGGCGCAAACGGGCGGAACTTCTGTCTTCGTTTAATGTCATTAACTTTGTCCTTAATTTCAGGGCCGCGAGGGTCTGCTAGCAGGCTTCGATTACCTAATGCACGAGGGCCAAACTCCGCCCTGCCACTAGCGACACCTACCATCTTGTTACTATATAATTCTTTGATGATGCTGTCAACCGGATAATCACCTTCAATGTCAAATCCTAAGAAAGCATCTGTCCAGTTGATCTTCTTGCCATAGCCCAACGCTGCTGCGCCTAAGCTATTACCTGCATCACCTGGGTTAGGCATGATCCAAATGTTTTCGTAATACTTACCCAGTAGTCTGTTGGCAAGACAATTGAGAGCAACGCCGCCGCCATATACGAGATTGTCGCTACTACCTAGCTTCTTAGCCTTCTTCATTACTGTTTCTATTAGCTGTTCAACAACAGCCTGTGCAGATGCAGCAATATCCATTTCGTCTGCATCCTTTAGAAACTTTTCATCAACTCCGATGTGTAGGTTATCTTTCAAAACAATCTCATTAAAGTTACTGAATAATCGTTGCATTGAGATATCATATACTGGCTTACCATATGCAGCCATACCCATCAGAATATATTCTTCGTCTAGTGGGCGCAAGCCTACTCGTGCTGTCATTGCAGAATAGAAAAGACCAATTGAGTCAGGATACTTGCGTCCCCAAATCTTCTTGTACTTTGCTACACCGTTCTTATCGTAAGTTGCATCCCAAATACTAATAGTATCTAGTTCACCGATAGCATCAATAACAACTACTGTAGCATCTTCATATGGACTTGTTTGGAATCCTGCTGCGGCGTGACATAGATGGTGATTGTGCGTCTTTACTCTACCTTTATGAGAGTGTTCGCCCGTGTTTAACGCATACAATGAAGAACCGATTAACTTGTCCCAGCCAAATGGTCCTAACTTTTGCCCTGCATATAGTTGACGGATTGCCTTAACATAAGGGCGTTCATAGTAATGCACTTGAAAATCATTGTTGATATAATTTAACGCATCATCAACAATGCCCAAGCACAAGTCACTATCATGCTTTTTCTTGCTATATCGTTCGCTGTGCCCAGCAAAAAGAATATTGCCATTGTTATCAATGACACTTAAACCGGCATCATGGAAGCCGCAACTAATGCCTACGTAGTTCATCTGTAAATATGTGGATCTCTTTTTTTAAGCTCTTTGATTCTTTTTCTATATAGAATCTCGCGCCTAACTTTGTTGATAAGGTTCTTGATAATTTTAATCATAGTTGTTTCCAATAGTAGTCAGTATTTATTGGGTATTATGCTACCATTTTTATTAGTTGTACCCAAATCTATATTGGTCTAGTGCGTCAAACAATCTAGCCTCTAACACTGTAGCGTATTCTTCCATATCTATTACTTGCTTTAGATCATAGCAGTATGGATGCTCAAACAAATAGTGTGCAGAACTGATAAAGCGGTCTTTGTCATTGTCTACTTCAACGGTGCACCACTTTTTATAATAGCCCGAATCAAGTACAACATTCATGAACTCTGATAATTCAACTGTGCCCGAACCCAAATCATATAGCACACTGCTAGCAATAGTGCCAAGTTGCGGGGCGATATTTAATGCATCCACTCCTGTATCTTTACGCAACTTTACCTGCTCAACATCAAGATAGTCTGCATTATGTTCCTTGAACATATAGCCATTTTGATGAATGACGTTGATAAGCTTCTTGGTCTGTTCAATGTTGAACGTACCAACTTGAGTTTGCTTAGTCAAGCTTCCTGTCTGAGACACTACATAGCGAAGATTGTTCTGCCAAGGCTTGACATATTCTAGTTGAATGTTCAACATATTCAATGTTTCAGTGGTGTTGCCCGTATTGTCTTCGGTGCCAAACTCAAACATAATATTTGGATTCAGTTCCATTGCATAGGAAAACAACTTCTCGGCAACATATTGCTGCTTGTTCGGTTCTACTCTGCTTACGTCAACGTGAATGAGGTCAAAGTTTGCATCAATGTCGGCCTTGATTGTATTCAAGCATCGCACTAACGCTGCTTCTAGTTCTAGACCATTATCCATATCGCTGAAATAAGGACCGCAATGGTCTCTACACAATAATACCCTATTAGGATTATAATGTTCATGATTGAACACTAGCTCCGATAGTTCTTTGGTATTCATTGCGTACCCACTATCGTAATCTGCTTGATTGCGACTAGCGATAATCATTAGTGGATGATCGTGCGAGTGGCTATAGTTGAGGCATAGCTCAACTATCTCTTTGCTCATTGGACCCACACCTAATTTAAACTGTTTCAAGTCCATTAATCACTCTTTCAATATATAAACATGCGTCAAGTACAGCACCATTTGCAGCATCACTAGGTGTGACATAATTAGCACTATTTCTTGCTTCAATTCTAGCAGTTTTGGGGGCAATACCGAGTGCTACCCGCTCTAATATGGGAGCATCGTGGTAACCATCAGCAATATATGCAGTTGTGTTGAAATCACAATTACTTACAAACCAGTCAAATCTAGATTCTTCCGGAACCAAAACTAACTGATCATCACGAAACTTCCAATCTTTGACGATTCTTGCGTAAGTGATATCAAAGCCAGTCTTGTCCGCAGTGATAAAAGTAATATCACTGATATACTTAGTTACTAGTTTAAGACCATCCTTATCGTGTGGCCCAAAAATCTTGAAGGTTTTGCCTTCTATATTGTATAGTACATGCCCGGTTGTCAACACACCATCAATATCAATAACAAGTTTGTTTATAATCATTTAATTGCCACTTCGTTAAACTGTTCAACTGTAATTTTTATACCAGTGTATATTTCAAACTGCTTTACAAATTGATGTGCGTAAAAGTTCGTACCAGTTATGTACTTCACATGGCTTGCTAAGCATTGCTCGTATAAAACGGACTTGTTTAACGCTAAGTCAATTATACACGAGGTTCCTGCAGGAATCAACATTAATGGAGAAACAAGTTCGCTCGTGCCCAAGCTAGTGCAATTTATTATGACGTTCGCTGGTTCATGCCTGTCATGCCAATTGTTGTTTTTTCTGCTATACACGGTAACATCAAAATATTTATTGTCGTTTAGGTAACGATAGAACATTTGTCCCATAGACCCATCGCCTAATATTGATATCTTATCGTCAACTGATATCTCAGAAATGATACCCAACAATCCATATATGTCGCAGTTATATCCTACGGTATGTCCATTGTTTACCGTAACTGTATTGCAACTATTATATAGGTGAGCTTGTTTGTCTAATTCGTTACACAGATGGGTTACTGTGTTTTTATATGGCATACTCACACTGATGCCACACGTATCAGTATCGTTGACTAGGCGGTTAAACGTGTCATTGAATTCATGTGGCTGGCAACCCAATGCTGTATAAGTTGCGTCAATACCAAACTTATTAAAGAACAGATTGTAGTAGTATGTTCCAGTTTTACCAGGATACTGACTTAAGCTATAGAACTGCTTCATGATTAGAGTATTTAGATTCATACTCCTGGAACAATTTAATACCTAGGTACCAAAGAAACTTATCAAAGGGACTAGTGTGTAGTGGAGACATGTTCCAAAAGATTACAGGAATCAATAGTTCTACCTTCTTCCACTCTAGTTCTTTCTCGTCTACGAACTTTTTCAATATGTCAAAATACTGTTCATGGTTATCTATATAAGGTATTTCCAATGTAACATTATTATCAACAATGTCAATCTTGAAGTTGTTCTCTTTGATCTTACTATAGTTAATAATGAATCCACCAGCTAACTTAGCCAAATCATAGTAAATGTCACCGGTTACTGTGTTACCCGCAAAGTCAGGACGCCAGTCAATTAATCTATAGTCTTCACCTAAAATAATATTATCAAACTGTAAGTCGCCGTGAACATACGAAGCTTGAACTGTCTCTGACAAATAAGAATAGTCTATGTTGTTTAGATAGTATGTATAATCTTTTACATCAATACCATTTACGCTTGTGACATTTTCTTGTTCAACATACTTACTAAGATACTTGTCAATTCTATGGATAGTCTTATTCTTGTAGAAATCAATGCAGTTATCTTTTATATCTGTGTTCGTATACTGCCAAACATTAGTATCCAGCCATGTTAGTAAACTACTAAAGTGTTCAACGTTGTTGTGCTGGTACAATGTTTTCCCAGGATATAAGTCGTATGCTAAAAAGTTGCCAACTATTTTACAGTTGTTTGGATATATCTCAGTATGATTTACTGTACGCTTATACTTGTTTTCAGTAACAGACTTATCTACCCACCACTTGACAACCTTAGATTCAGTGACATAAGTGATTTCATCTTCTTTACTAAAGTCAAACTTTTGACTAGCATTTACTGCGTCGGTATAGCTTTCAATGTTACCGAAGTCAATCCAGCTAGCTAGATCAATCGTAGATTCACCACTGGCTATTGCAAAAATAACTTCATTGCTTGCTAGCTCACGTAGCCGTGAATTAAAGCTTGTATAATCACCAAGATACATGACGCCGGTAAAGGCTGCGTAATCAGTTGAGCATTGTTCTTTAAACAACATGTCAGTGATAACCATGTCGTCGGTCTTGAACATCGTATAAAGATTGGTTAATTCTTCATCTACCTGCTTAGTGAAATAATAGTTTTTACTGGTGTCATTGATCAACGATACTAGATCAATATTAAAATATGTGTCGCAGGGTATATACCAAAACGGTTTATTTAATAAATGCAAGCATCTTTTTAAAGTATAGGCAGTGCCACTAATACTAGAAGTATAGTCGTCAATCTCAACAAACGTTATATTTCTGTCATCATGTGCAATATTACAATAGTCTTTAACCTGTTGACTCAAGTGTCCAACAGGAATAATAAAGTCTGTATTATCAGGAAACTGATCTATGATATGTGACAATACCGGCTTGTTCTTGTAGGGCAATAGGGCTTTGTTTAGGTTCTTAGTAAGATTGCCCATTCTAGAGCCTAATCCAGCAGTAGGTATAACTACTGTATTACTGGTGCTCATACTGTATTCTGCCATGCGTTCTGTTCTGATCGTCCTGAAGTCTTATAACGTCATCAAGCTCTGGAGTACTTGCTTCAATGAATTCAAGGTCTGTAGTGGCAACTACACGATGGACATACCCAGGTTGAACATCAAAGGTGACGCCTGGTTCAAGTTGTACAATATCAAATGTTGATTCGTATTCTTCCACTTCTGCTGGTGTCATTGAATTATTCAAGAAGTGTTCTACGTCAAACTTGTCTTTGCTGATATACAACAAGCCTGTGCCTGAGAGTACATAGTTAGTTTCAAACTTTTGTTGGTGCACCTGCAAGCTCGTTCTGTTACCAGCTTTAAAAAGAATACGCTTTAATGCATATGGAGTTCTAACACCGTCAGCTATCCATGTTTCTTGGCCCCAGTGCTTAGTTACAATTTTAGGTTCGTTCATAGTCATATCCAATATTTAGTAGCTTATGTTCTTGTATATACCGAAATAGTTGAGTGGCCCATAAATTATGGCCATCTTCATTTGGGTGCCATCCAGTATATCCTTGTGGCCCAAGCGTATTATCCACAAATGTCTTAAATGAATTATTCACGTTGTCTTTATTATAGTATCTGGTACTATCTATATTTTGCCACACTGTATTGTAATTTATACGATGGACTTCACGAGTACTATTATCTGAAATAGGGATGTTTCCCAATGACAACGAGTTAAGTTGTTCTTCAATATTGATATCTTGCCATGTACCAATGTCCGCGTTTTTTTGTCTATAGAAAGCATTAAAGCTTAAAAACTTAATTCCATGCGCTACACAAAAGTTTTGGAAGTTCAACACGGTAGTGACATACCTAACAATATATTCTTCTGGATTCCAAAAGTTCAATGCATATGTCCTAGTAAGCTCCGTTAATGGACGCTCATTATATTTTGGCGTGTGGGGGTTAAGCTTAAACTTATAGCTTTGAGTGTTGTCATCACTCTTGTACCAAAAGTCTCTGCGTTCTGGACTTGTCCAACCGATAACGATAAACAGTTGTTCGGGCTTTACGCCCTGACTCAGTAAATGCAGGACATACTCTTGCGTCCTAGACAGTATGCTAGTGTTGTCATCGCCCGGCTCAGATATGTTCATCACCTTGCATTTTAATAACTCTGCTAGCTTAGTTGACCATACTCTAGAGAGTCTATAACTATCATTTTCAGGAAGATAGTCTATCTCAGTCAAATGAGTGATCTTTGGATATTTTTCCAGCAGGATAGGATCCACTATTTCACATCCATAGGTCCAGCTATCGCCGTTCGCTATCAAGATCAACTCATCAGTTGTATCCATTTTCTAGCATTCTTTCAATTATCATTTTTGCAGTAATTTCATGTGCTGGATAATCTGCGTGATGACTACCTATAGTGTCGGGATATAACATTGTCAATTGTCCCCAATTGTGGTAAATCAAATCCTTCTTAGGTATTAAGGTATCAAACTTGCGATCACTTGAAAGAACCAAACAGTTTATACCACTGTTTGTAATCTTAGTGTAGGCACTCAGTATCAGTCCCCTATCGTAATCAGGTTTGATAGAATTGTTAGACCAAACAGTCAAGTAATGTTCCATCAACATTTTTAATTTTTCAGGAGATTGTGAATGCAATCTCTGATAATAGCCAGCCGGATTCTTCTTATCTAATAAACTTAGATAATCTGGAATTGCACCAACTTGTTCAGTCAATAGTTTTGGATTATACCCAACCTTATCCTTAAAATAAAAATCCAATGGACCATCATGATGTGGTTGAGGATGATGATGAGGCGGGTATAAGTGATAGTTCAAATGAGAAAGATCAAGAGTTACATGATCTTCAAATTCATCTTCTAGCCACTCAATTCTATCATAACTTGTTACGCATATAATGACACAGTTTGGTTTGGGCGTCATTTCACTAGCATACATGCCTTGAAGAAACACTGCATAGTTTGAGGCACTACCTCTAGCCAGCATTACTAATTCATGCCCCAATTCATCTGCGACGAGCTGGCCATATCGCTGCTTTTCCATATCAACAAGGCCGATGCCGACGTTAAAGCTATCTCCGCATACTACAATTTTTTTCTTATCCATAAATATTAGTAAACTCCTGATATAGATGTTCGCCCCATCTTCTGTGTCCTTCTATCATAGTGTGGCAATCGGTAGCCATTGGGATTTGATTAATATTGCAAAAAATACTCATTACATTTAATGATTCATCTGAATCTCGGGTATTCAAAATGCAGGGCTTTTGTACTGCTGCAATTTCTTGAGCAAATCTTTCTGATATATCAAAACTATCATGATTTGGCATCCATGCAGTTCTCCATGGCAAGCTGCTAAAGAACAAATACCTTATGCCCAAGTTTTCTAGTAGATTGCTCATAAGATACATTTCTTGCAGAAACTTAACATAGTTATTATGATTTGAGTACACATTTAAGATATAGTCTTTTTGCCACTCATCAATGATTCGCAAATAGTCCTTACTAAAGTCTGGTCTGAAGGGTACACCGTGTGAACTAACCGGCTGTGTAGCATTAAACATGCACCATCCTTCTTTTTCGTCTTCACGTAAATATACTTCATTTCTGTCAACCGTAGTCCAGCCCAACATTACTACCAATGAACTATATTTTTCCTTTGGATAGTTCCGTAAGAAATCGCACGTGGTTCTAACCATACGTGCATTGCTGCCGGCGCCCTGAGCTTCGTTGATATGTTCAACGCCCAATTTTTCTGCGACTACACTAGGCCATGCGTTTGGTACGAGATGACTCCATCTCTCAACAGGTTCCAAATCGGATAAACTTGGGTCATCTTGAATGCCGTTGCCGGCTGTCCAGCTACATCCATTTGCGTATAGGAAATCAATCATTTCACTGTCCTATATAAGTTATTTTTATCGTTGTAACGAAACACTCCTTGTATTTCTTCGGCAGGTACAGAACTGTAATGTATAAGATCGTTCATATAGCATTCACGGAAATTTGTCATAGGGTCAAGCATGTACGATTCATATCTGTATATAGTATAGCAAATCTGATCAATGCCCGCAATCGGTAAATGAGATATTCCATTATTTCGTATGAACTCAACCACTGCTGTATTAAAGTTATCTGGTGGCATCCTAGGTTCCGCTACTAATCTAATCATTGTATCAGCGACCTGGCTATTTGTGATCCAAAATACATCATCTAACCTATGAGCTATATGCGGATCACTGTAAATAACCGGTTTAGATATATCTATTCTAGCTAATGCTTTTCGCAGACTCTTGTAATCGGGAAATATAACGTCTGGGCGAATCTTTATTACTACATCATACGTAAAATTGTTTTCCAGTTCATGTTGTCTTTTAAGCTCAAAGCTTCTAGACAGCGTATGCCACACTATAGGAAACTGTTTATTAGTAACGCTATTCATAAACTCTGAATAACTATCTACCTTAAACTTTATTGGATTGTATGCTTCAATGAATTTTTGTAGTTTTTCTTGACGTAACGGTTCGTCAAGTCGCTGAATAAATGGAATATCGTTCCAGTGCGTTCTAGCAAAAGGCTTATTAGTTTCGTAATCCCATGTGTGTAGGAAAAAATCGCAGTTTGGTAGCATGTCTCCTAAGAAACGTTTTATGTTATCAACACATAACACTCCTGTTCTTATAACCCCACTAAAGCATACTGCAATTCTCATCGGAACAACCCTCTTTCAACATCTAAAATTGCTTCCGCATCTTGAGGCAATCTATATAGTTCGTCTGCTGCTTTTTTTCTAAACACAGCAGTATTAAACAAGAGGGGAGTTTCTTTTACCCTTATGTTTTTCATTGCTAACCATTTATACAAACTAACATTATACCCGCAGATTTTTACATAAGGGTCGTTCCAGTGTGTATCTAATAGTTCCCAAAACTTTCCCGTACTATAGTATCTGTAAAAATCACATACAGTATTCATCACTCTACTTGATCCAAAGAATAATACGTCATTAAAGTGGTTTTGCCAATATTCCATTGGAAAGGTGTTGATGGCACCATGTATTACAGTTGGCTCTATATTATTAGGTATATAACTGTCAAACGTTGTACCGGGCATATAGTATGTGTCATGTCTTGCTCTAACTACTAAATCAAAACGCATATCGTTTTCTATTTCGTACATTGTTTTAAGCCAGTTAGCTTTCATGATACTGTAGCTCATATGCACATACACTGTAGGCTTGACTAAGTTTGCTGCTCGTTTGAGACCATATGTACATTCATCAAAACTTATAACGCTTGGTTCAGGTGTGTCGTTGACTACCGATTTATTATCCACTACTAGTTTTTGATAATTAATTTTGTTTCGCATTTTGAGATTTAGCACTGTATTATCGTAGCGTTCGTATCTTTCCACACCATAGTATTCATGCTCTTTTCTATAGTCGCTTTCAGTCCAGGTATGTCCAAAAAACTTTACTTCGTGAACATCGCTTTTGTAGAATTCTAGTATGTTGGTTGCACAATGCTCCCAAGTGCGCGCCTCGCCGCTCAAACAGACTGCTATCTTATACGACTTCATAGTGTGCTAACCTTCCTCTTATGTCAAGATATTCTTGATTTCGTAATATCTTTATGTTTTGCGGGCAACTGACATTTTTTATTCCACTAGCACACAAAAAGGGATATAACCCAACCTCAGGTGGAGGACATAATATGTGTGCGGGTGCAACGTGTCTAGCATCAATGAAGTTTAATCCATAGATGAACTCTGCCGCTTGGTCGTATGTAAAACTATCAGCAAAATAAAATGTATCACCTATCATAAAGGCTTCAACGTTATCCATGTAGCCGTTGCTTTTGCTGTAGAACTCGTTAGGACGAATTGTAGCGGGCATGTTTAAGTTTTCCATAAAATATAGATCAGTTCTCATTCTAAACACAACATCGTATTCAAAATTGTTTTCAAGTTCGTATTGTCTTTTTAGATTGGCAGCATAGTATAAGCTATGATACTGACTTCTACACCACCAACCTAATGGATATTTCACATAATCAGACAGTATACTAGGATCTTTGTCACGTTCAACCGGATTAACATTTCTACTATCAAACTTATATTTCTTAGGTTGATACGTATCTAGTATTTCTTGTTTTTCTTCTTCTGAAATAGGAACATCCTCAAGTTTAGATACTCCTGACTGTACTACTATTCCCGGCAATGTGTTATAATCCCATAAATGGAAGAAAATATCTTTTTCTACACCGGGCAATAAGTGTTCAACCCATGTATAATATGAGTTTTTCCATGTTCTTGGCTGACCACTTATGCATAGTGCTACACGCATTACATATTCTTCCACTTATAGTAAACTTCCCCGTACTCAGGGAATGTCGCTAAGAAGTTCGTGCCTCGGCGCTTGTCATGCTCATCAACAAACTTTACAAAGTTTCTGCGATTATTTTCGGTGACTTCCGTTACAACATTGTCTTTAGCGATATTGTAGATTCTTTTCAATTTGTCAGCCTCATGTTCAAAGAACCCACGGTTAGCACTACCATACCAGTTCTTGTATTCAAGATTTTGGTACATGAATGTAACCTGATCATAGATCATTTGTAGCTGCTCTGGTTCCATAATGAATATTGCCTGATGATTGGGGAATCTTAGATATGGAATGTCAAGTAACATCGGGGTTCTGTGATCGTCCCAACGATGATACTCTAACTTAATATCTAGCACATCTTTCAAGAATGGAATATATGAAGTCATACTTAGGAAGTTGTAGGTGCTCATAATGGTGAACTGAATACCCGGAACTTCTTTGTAAGTTTTATGAATGTTGCCTAACCATTTATCATAATTCATTCCAAATCTGATATACTCACTCTGTCTACCATGAGCTTCGGCACTTGTAAACAACTTAAAGTTCTTTAATTTATTTTCACCATGAATGATCTTGACCTTCTCTAAAAACTTGTCAAGAATATCGTCAGGTGCATTCATATTAGTATTGATACTTACTTCTAGGTTAGGATTAGGATTATCAATAATATAGTCCAATACCTTGAAAGTGTTTTTGTTTAATAGTGGTTCGCCGCCCGTAATTCTAAAGTGCTGCAAACTATTATACATTCTTGGCCACCATTCCCAAAAAGCGTCAACGTATGGGTTTTCTTCTCTATTGGGAATCGGAATCATGTTCTGACTCTTTAGCCAATCTAGATTGTTAAAGTTATCGCTGGTAGGATAGGGACCGTGTCTTTCAATTTCTTCCATCCACTGACTGCTGATATGTGGCGCACAATAACTGCACTTGAAGTTGCACACATTACCAAAGCTAACTTCTACGTAGCTAGGATCAACGTTGTCATCCCATGGCTTGCTAGCGATATCTTGAATAAAAGGTTTGGCCCAGTTGTCTGCACTCTTGTACACTCGGTCACTAAAGCTATCTCCCTGATCTTCTACTCTCCAGCAATAGTCACACTCAGAAGGGCGTTCACCTTCAAGCATCAATTTTCTCTGCTGCTTTTTATATTCGCTGTTATGCAATGCAGTTGGATTTCTTTTAATTTCTTCAACCGGTACGTGGTGTGTTTTGGGGTGGTGACAGCTATGCGTGTGGCCATTCTGTAAGTGCATGGTCACTTGCTTCCACTTAGCGGCACAGAATGAACCACTAACCGAATCCAATTCGGTCTTTGTATTTTCTAAATGACGCTGGTAATCGTTAAATGACATATTTTATTTCCTTAGTTATGGCTGAGACTTACCAGCCTTCAATCTTTCTAATAACGTCCATCTCCTTAACGAGTGGACCCATGTTATACTTGTCTGCGTTATAGTGACGCTTAAAAAACTTGCTTTGCTCGGGGTCTAACATGCACATTGGTAGTCCAAGTTTATCAACCAACTCATCTCCCAACATCTCGGAACTTATAATAGGCTGTGCATTTTTGTGCTTTTCCCAAAGAATAGGAAAGTTATCAAACCACATTACTTCTTTGTGGTCCCAATCTGTGAGCATAGTCATATATGTACCAAGTCTTGCACCATAGATAGCCCAAACACCATTCTCTACGTCTGCGCCAACGTTATGCCAGATAGTAAGATTGTTTAGATTGCGTCCTGCAACTCTTTCTCTAAAGTCATCTATACTGGGCTTTGCACCCCGATCAAGTACCATCTTGACACCTTCACGGAATCCTGCTCTCCACGCTTGGAAGGGAGTGTAGTTAGGATACGTTGTGGAGTAGCAGTCGTGCATCGCCCAGTATAGATTATCAGAAGAATCCATGCAAAAGTCAACGGCAGTAGTGTCACTACCATCGCTTGTTTCATGGGTCTTCATGTTGGCAACGTAGGTCTTTGTCCAAGAACTCATACCGCCGTTGCCATAACGCAAGCCATTGATAGCATTAACTGCACGCCAACGATATTGCGCTAACTTGTAATTAGGATCTAATCCTGTAAAGTCTAGTTGTAGATTGAAGAAATCCTCGTTAGGCATATTATCGCCGTCAATGAGAATGAAGCGTTCTGTCTCACTTGCTTCGCCTGCTGCTTTGTGTGCGGCATCGCTACCCTTAACTCCATCAACTCTCTTAGCCCATGGAACCAAGTTCTTAATCTTAATCCAAAATTCTTCTTTCTGTGGTTCATCATAGCTAAGATAGATGCAGTCTAGGTCTGCGATATCTACAATGTCATCATAATTCATAAGTTTTTAATTTCCAATATTGTCCATCGGTCTCAGTGATAACGCTTAGGTCTTCAACCTCACAAAGAACACCCTCAGTGTCTTTACACAACTTGCTCACTACCGAGCCATAGTGATCTCTAATGATTTTTCCGTCAACAACTTTAATGTCGGGTCTAGCCTCAGCAAATGTTGTTGCATCAATGATAATGTAATTACCTTCAAGTTTTTCACAGGTATAAGCGATAGCACATCCCCTATCGTCATAATAAAGCCTAAACTCTGGCTTGGCAACCTTATGACTTTCCCAAATAACAACTACTTCATCCATTGTTATTTCCCCTAAGTTCTTTAGTTAAACTTTTTACGTGATAGTGCAATGGATACAGTTGCGGAATAGTATTGATTCTAAATGTGTGCGGAAGCTTCTCATAAATCAAATTGTCTGTCCAATTCTGAGTAGGACAACCGTTAATGAATTGCTTCATATGTATCATTGACATTTCTTTGAATTGCGGCAGTGTAGTATTCTCTTCACCTAGAATATGTACAGCAATAGCATAAGCCCAATCTGTTGTACAAAGCTCATCAACGTTGCATTTTAGAATAGCTTTGTATTGGTCCCAGTTTTCAAATACGTCTCTAACAATGTTGAAGAACTTTTCTGCTAACTCACTTTTACGGAAGTATGTAATGGCATTATAAGTATCAGGTAGATTGTTGTCAGTAATAAATCTACGATATGCTTTAACATCCGAAATCTCTTGCTTGAAGTTTCTGATTGTAGTGCTTACTACTAAGTCTCTATTCTGTAATACATCCCACCAATAGTCAATTGACTTTGGTAAATACATATCGGCTTCAAGTTTAATTGTATAGTCATATGGACTTGCTTCGTATACTTGCCAGTCATTCTGCAACTTCCAATCAATATCGGGAGCCTGATCACCGTACGGAAGCATATCAGTAGTAACGATAGTCACGTTGGCATCGTGCATCACGTTTAAGATGCTGTCCTTAAGAACTTCTGCACAGACTTCATAATCAAGACCCTGCGCCATAATGACAAAGCCTTTATTCATTGATCATCTCCACATATATTTCTTTATCCATCACGTGGAAGTCTTGATCTTTGATTGTAATATACTCTTTTCTTATTTTGCCCCGTTGCCAGTTGTCAAACATGACCGTATACTCTGTCCCAAACTGGTCATCACCATTACGATAAACTTGCGTATTTTTTCCAACGTGCAGTAAATCCCAAGGAATAACATCGCGGGAATCAACACTATGGCCGTTAGCAATACGAAGGGCGAGAGTGAGAGCATAATCGTTACGATATACAGGGGCGATAAAATTATGAATGTTGGCGTAGTGTTCATAGTTCTTTTGTACCATTTCTAAACATTTAAAGATTTGCTCGGCACGAGTACTCTTGCGGAACATCACAACAGTGGCCCATAGTGTCTCATAGCTGTAAACTGACAGTAGTTCTTGTGGTGCATTTGGATGCATTAAGAAATTAGTTCTATTGTGGCAGCAAAAATCTGTGTCAATATCAAATAAGGTAAGCAGTTTACTTGAGTTGATGATGTAGTCTACGTCAAGTAATAATGTTTCTTCGTAAGGGCTAAGCTCGTAAGCCATATAGCGACCCTTATTGATCCACATGCCCCAGTCACGAAAGTTATTCTTATCCGGCTTAATCTTTACTACTTTGTCCCAATACGCAAACTCTCCTGCAGGCATAGAGTCTTCATCTGTTACTAACGTAACAGGCAGCTTTAAGAAATGCTCAACACGCTTTGCAGTATGTTTAGCCATATCATAGTAATTGTATTTGGGACTATTGAAAGCAAATAGTATTACGCCACGAGTCATTCTGGCCACTCGTATCTTTCTGTTGTAGGTTTATTCTTAAAGATAAACTCTAGCTCACCAGCTCTGTCAATCAAATGCTGATCGCCGCCCATTTCAGTAGCGTAGTGAACGTACATTTGTAATGCTAATGCGATGATGCCGTTATCTGAATCGTATACTAGTTCGGTCATGTTATCTCTTACTTTCAAGCTCTTTCCACTCATCGTGCCATTCGTTCATCACTCTATAATAAGTTTCACATAACTTATCTTTAAGGTCTTGGCGATTAACCTTTACTGGATTATCAAATGTATCCATAAGAACGACTTCTTCATTTAAGAATGATGTTAGGAATGAGATAGTTTCTTGGTCAGCACGCCAAAGACCACCCTGCTCTGCTACGAGTAGCTTTGCATTGTACTTTTCTTTTAGATAGTCTTTTGCTGAATTGTGAGCAAAACGAGCTTTTGCTTCGGTAATTAAGGTCTTAGTATCCATCATAAACTCCTATGAGTATTTAGATGGATACCCCTGCGTGATTAAAAAAGTTATGAACCGCTGACCGTGCCGGACAACGTGACTGAGCCCCAAGTATTAGCAATGTTAGTCGTAGAAGGTGGGGTCAATGTCATAGTAGTTGCTGAACCTGATGCTACAGTTAGTCCATCAGGAACTTCATCCCAAATAGTGTAGATAGTGATTACTGATCCAGCATCACCGTTTGAACCCTGTGTACCATTGCTTTGGACAATGAAGCGAATGAATGATGATAGATAGCCGCTTGGGCCCGTACTAGCAGTCTGCGTGAATACGTTAGCGTTTGATGTAGTCAACGCATAGTAACCATTGTTCTGAGAAATAGTGGGAGTGTTGCCGCCTCCACCAATCTTAGTAATACCGTTATATGATGTACCAGCAATTGATACTGAACCTGATGTTGGTGCAGACAATACTACTGTACCTACGTTACTCGCTAGATTGTTAAACAATAGGTCAATGCCATTTGTACCCGGATGTGATACGGTCATTTTAATCTGACCACCAGCATTGAAGAAATAGCGGGCGGCATTACCGTTAGCAAAAGTAGCAGTGTGAGTAAACGTCAATTGGTTTGTCCAAGTAGTTCCTCTAGTAGCAGTATTCGCTGTGGTTGAACTTTGAGCCGCTGCATTTAATCTATTGGTATAGATAGTTGTCAAGTTAGTGGGAATAGCTGCATTGTATGTAATTACACCGCCTGCTACGGGAACCGAAACTGAAGTGATGCTTGAGCCTTGGTGTGATGCTGCACTAGCAGTGTTAGACACTAGGGAAGCCCACTGAGTGCTAGCAAGGACGCTGCCTCCTGCTGCTACGTTAGCTACTGCTGTTTGTCCATAACCTGCTGACCCGCCGCCAGTTGCCCAAGTTGCGTTTAGCGTATTAACAGTCGTAGTGGGGTTTCCTCCCACCAATGTGTTAAAATCTGCTGCCTGTATAAGTCCAAATTGTGCGTAGGTCATGTCTTATCCCTGTTACCTAATCATTACGATAGCTTCAACAAAGCCTTCGCCATCAGTTGTTTTATCTTCTAAGGATCTACCGATCGTGTTAAATGCGTTTGCTTCACCTGACTTAGCAGCACGAGCAATTCCTGACCCAGCACTAACAAGACGATCACCCTTCTTAATCTTTCCTGTAACCTTAACTTCAACTCTACCTGTGACCGCTACTGGAGGGTGAGTAGCGTCACTTCCTGCGCCTGCGTTCATTAAGTAAGCAGCAGTATTTGAGATAACACCAAATACGTCTTCTGATAGTTCATATTGAACCGCAGTAATTTCCTTTTCACCGCCCAACTGAACTACTGTTCCCGGTTCATATGAGGTATCTGCTTCAAAACGTTCCGCCAAGTCAGCGTAAGTAGCGTTTAGTCTTGATCCTGCACTCAATGTCCAGTTACCGGTAATTGTTCCGGGTGTAGTATTTGCGCCGGCGCTTAAGGTGCTGCCATTGAAAATAGTTGCGCCTCCAGCAGAACCTACGTTGCCAACATATGTTGGGATATAAGAAGCAACATTAGCATTGCTATATGTACCAGGGAACGAAAGGGGATCGCCGTTCGCATAGTAGTAATTGTCAGTTCTGATACCAATTGACCCTGCGCCGGTAATTACTAGATTACCACCAGTAACCCACATTGAAGTACCATTAACGCCGTTTGCGGTGCCTGCGCCGTTAGCAGTCCACACACCAGTTAATGTTCCATTTGTTGATTGAGACCCTGATGTGATAGAAGTTGTAGTTAAGCTTGCAATGCTAGTAGTTCCGCTTAAGTTGGCGTTAGCAATATTAGCTTGAGTTGATACTGTTAGATATCCAGCAGTTATTGCATTGGCAGAGATTGTGTTTACCACTGAAGCATTATTGGCTGAGAGATTTCCTGAAACAGAAACATTACCAAATGTTGTAGTACCGCCTGAGGCAGTTGAGGTTAGTGATAGCCAAGCTGCTGCGTTTGTAGTTCCGTCTGCGGGGCAAACATACAACGTGCTATTAGTAATATTGAACCAAAGCTGACCTCTGAGAGGGTTAGCAGGCGGGGTAGCTGCCGCAAAATTCTCAAGAATATGTACCTGATTGGTATCTAGCGTTTGACCGTATCCAGCATAGTTTCTACCAGGTAGGCCAAGAGAGGTACTAGAAGTGTTAATAGTACCGTCGGCGATAGTAGTCAACACATTACCATCACTCTTGACAATCGTATAAGCCATTTTAAAATTTCTCCGTTACGTTTATTTATCTTACTTTGTTTTGCTTAGTTATTTGGTACAAACGGCCAATCAACGTCTTCTGGGTTGACAAACATTTGAGGAATATCTCTAAGTTGCTGTCTATATGCCGCCCATGCTTCTTTGTTTCCTGGAAAATCAGGAACCTGTGTATAGTCGCTTGCGTTTAGTAAACCATTACGCTTGAGTCGTACTGTCTCCCAAGTTACGATTTCTTCTTTGAGCTTTAGTACTAACTTTTCGTCTTCAACCACAAGCTGATTATTTTTATGATTGATTTCTTCAATATAAAGATCACGTTCTTCTTGAGTAATTTCAATACAATCCTCAGGAAGTGTGGGATATTCTACAACTCCTGTATCATAAAAACCGGCTGTGCTTGGACTATAATAAATCGTCATAACTAATCCTTAATATCCTATCGCTATCCAACGTATTGTAACAGCACTTCCGCCACCGTCTGTGCCGAAGAATGTCGTAAACCCGGTTGTAGTAGAATTGATTACTCCAGGGGCGCCCTGTGATCCGTCGAAGTTAGATGCAGTTGAACCGCTACACACGGCAACAGAGAATGAAGAAAATGCGATGGGATAGTTAATAAAGGTAGATGTTTGTCTGAATGCAGTTGCGGTACCGTACTGCATCAATAATCCATTTGGAAGTCTAGTCCAACCTGAACTATTAGTGAAGTCACCCAGTGTGATAACATCTTGACCACCTCTAGTGAGTGAACCTGATACTGCGAGAGAGGTCAATGTGCCGACGCTTGTGATATTTGGCTGTGCTGACCCTAAGACCACGTTAGCTCTGTTTGAGGTTTCTGCGTTAGTTGCAAACGATGCAGTTCCTGCTGAGGTTGCTGACGTAGCAGTTGTTGCGGTAGTGGCAGTTGTGGCTGAAGTTGCTGTCGCCGCACTACCTGCTGTGGTTGCATATGTAGCATTAGCTACAGTTCCGGTGACGTTTGCACCCGGAACGTTAGTTAACCCTAAGCCGCTTCCAATAAAGCGTCCGGCGGTAGTAGTTATGTTGCCACTTACAGTTAAGCTAGTTAATGTACCGACACTTGTAATATTAGGTTGTGCAGCAGTTGTTACTGTGGCTGCTGTATTTGCAGTTCCAGTAGGGGCCCAAGATAAGTTTCCTGATCCATCTGTGGAAAGAACAAAACCAGATGAGCCGCCGGCGATCTTCAAGTTTGCTATAGCGCCTAAAGATACGTTTGGTCCGGTAAATGATGCATTGCCCGATACTACTAGTGAATTAAGAGTACCGAGACTTGTAATGTTAGGCTGGGCATTACCGGTTACAGTAATTGCGGTAGTAGCAGCACCCGCCGAAGCCCAACTTAATCCGCCCACGCCGTCAGTAGTTAGAACATATCCAGCTGAGCCACCGGTGATTCTGAGATTACCAACAGTTCCTAAGTTGACTAATTGCCCCGTAAATTGTGCGTTGCCGGAAACAGTCAAGTTTGCCAACGTTCCCAAACTTGTGATGTTTGGTTGACTTGCAGTAGTTAATGTACCGGTCAACAGACTACCTCTGACAGTGCCTGAATTAGCATAAACGTTACCTGACGTAATATTACCGGTTACGTTAAGACTAGATAATGTTCCTAAGCTTGTAATGTTAGGCTGGGCATTATTAGTAACAGTCTGTGCAGTATTTGCAGCTCCGGTTGGTACCCAACTGAGAGCACCGGTGCCATCAGTAGACAATACCTGTCCAGCAGAACCGCCAGTTATTCTTACATTACTGTTTGATCCTAAACTTACTACTTCACCGGTAAACTGTGAGTTTCCTGATACGATCAATCCGGTCAATGTACCGACACTAGTAATGTTGGGCTGGGCATTAACACGAACTGTGTTTGCAATGTCTGCTTGAGAAGCATTGGATGCATTATCTACAGTAGGGAACGTTCCTACTAAGTTAGCTATGGGAATGTTATATAGTCCAGCAGCATTTCCTGCAAAGATACCGGTATTTGCAGTAATATTTGCAGCAGTAATGTTTCCATTTACTCCAAGTGAAGTTAGTGTGCCTAAACTAGTAATGTTGGGCTGTGCGTTCACTGAAACTGTATTAGCTACACCAGCAGTGTTTGCAAATTGTGCTATTAGTGCATTGCCTACAGTACCGGTAACGTTAGCTCCATCTATTGCGGGTATTCCGTTCAATGATGAACCTGGGGAGAGAGTCCAGTTACCTACAATAGTTCCGTTAGTAGCACTTGAACCAGCAGATAATACGTTGCCGTTAAAAGCTGTTCCGCTGTTAGGGAAACTGACATTGCCTGCATAAGTGGGCATGTATAGAGCTACATTAGTGTTGGTGTAGGTGCCGTCAAATGACACTGCAACGCCATTCGCCCACATATAATTATTAGTGCGAATACCTACAGTACCTGGGCCAGTAACAACTAAGTTACCGCCGGTGACCCACAAACTAGTATTACTAACACCATTGATTGTACCTATACCATTAACAGTCCAAGCGCCGATCATGTTACCTAATGTGGGTCTTGTACCAGTTGTAATGCTTCTAGTGTTTGCCTCACCAATGTATGCTACGGTAGCGATATTTGCTTCAGTGATATTGGCGTTGACATTTACCGTAAGATAATCTGTAATGATGTGATTCGCTGTTACATCATTATCAATGTATGCATTATTAGCAGTAATGTCACCGGAAGCGTCAAGATCAGTTAGTTCTAGATTAACTAGCGGTGCAGAAAGTACGCGGTACCAATTACTGAGATTGCTTTCACCATCAGATGGACAAATATACATCGTATCATCAGTGGTGTCAAAGAACAACTGCCCACGAATAGCATTTGCAGGTAGTGTACTATCTGCAAAGTTTTCTAGTGAACGGACAAAGTTGGTATCCATCACCTGACCATAGCCAGGATAGTTTCTACCAGGCAAGCTAAGAGGAGTGCTTGTGGTATTTACAATACCGTCGGGAATTGTCGTTAATACTGTACCATCAGTCCTTACTATAGTATATGACACTTCCGCACTCCGTTCTTTTAAATAGTTACTAGATTAGTTAAGCTTTGGATTCTAATTGTATAGTCAATTTGAATCTGTCTGTTCAATGATTTTTGCACCGGGTGGAATATAACGTGAGTCAATAGTCTGGTGATCACGTTTCCGTTGCTATCAGTTCCATAATTAGCTAGTAGACCTAGCTCATCAAAGATGTATGTACTATCTGTTTGGGTGCTGTTATCAAACGCAGCTTGACCTGAAGGCTCGCCGTAATCTAACAAGCACTGCACAACGATATCTGTATAAAGATTTCCAGTAGTGTGGAAAACTGTCATCTTGTTACGAGTAGGATCTAAGTTGAATACGCTCGTGTCATCTACGATCTTTTCGTAGGTTTGATTGTATAGTGCTGCATTCTGACCAGTTACGTTAGGAGGTAGATATGTGATTACTCCGGTTTGGTCTACGCTGGCGCCGCCGTTGCCGAAAGCCATCTGATAGATTTCGCCATATCCACGACTACTTAGTGTGTCTGCGATAGCCTCAGACATATTTTCATAGTTAATGGCATTCTTTTTATCAACGAATACTTCCCCATTATTAGGGTCATATATTTTTAGAAAACCTTCAACATTGTATGACAGGTTAATAACTGACATTAACTATCCCCTCTTTTCTGAACCAATACTTCGTTTGAAGTAGGGTCAAAAATCTTAACTCCAGAGGAAAAATAAAACCCGCCAACTTCATTTGGTTTTCTATCAGCAGTTTGCTTAATTTTTCCTTCATTTATTGATTTATTTTTGCTCATGTTCTATTTATCTCTTAGGTATTTTGATTATTTAAGAAATCTGCTGGCACCGTTTCACTAATCTGTAACGGATCACCCTCTACTGTATTGTAAACCTTAGAGTTCCAAGTTTGATCGTAATATATATCATTCAATTTATTGGATGAAAGCAAACCATATACTCTACTGTATGTAGCTATGTATGGCTGTGCTGCCGTCCCGTTTACTCCTCTGCCTAATTCAGTTAGCGCATTGTTTTCAAAATCTACGCTACCGAATCTGATTTCTTCACCGTTAATGTACACAGTGTTTCCTTCAAGGGTAGTAATAATCAACTCGTCTCCGAGATAAGTCAGATTCGGCGCTGTAATGTAGGCCCCAGGAACAATCTTGACATTGGGAGATAAGTCAATGAGAACAACACTTATTGCTTCTTGTGGTAAGAAGTTTCCTGTAGACTTGTTGAATACTCTAACATTAGCAATCAAGTTCTTGTCTGCGGTTAATCCGATATAATAGAATCCTGAGGTTGCAGCTGGTGTAGTGACATTCTGTACAACCTGACGAGTTACTTTAGTAACGTCATCAATGTAAATTGTTTCGCTGAGCGGGTATACAGGTTCAGTTAACCATGTAGTAATGTCAGGATTGATACGATATACCGTTCCCTCATTAACCTGATTCACAAAGTTGATGTAAATGTCTTCGTCGGGAGTTGCTGTAGGAATCATGCTAGTAATGATTACCTGATCACCCGGCACGATTTCAGACAAAATGCTTACTTCGTTGAAGTCATTTACCCGTAGACTTGATGAAGGTACACGATAACCATTGATTGTTACCCAAAGTCTATCTACATTGGTCTGTGCCCACTGAGTTAGATTTATACTTCCAGTATCATTAATTAATGTGACTGGATCACCGTATCTAGTTTCAGAAACAGTTATTGTGGTAGCATTTTCAATTGTCTTAATGTAGTATACAGTGCCTTGGTCTAATCCACCCATGAGAGCAGTTCCGTTATTAGTTTCAACCTGACTAAAGTATACCGGAGTTCCTACGAACAAGTCTTCGGTTGAACCCACAGTAATAAAGTTAGTGGTTACTGCGGTAGCGGTAGCGGTAGTAGTTGTGATGAAGAACAGACCCTGTCTCCATGTATAGCCGCCACCTGTGTAAGCCGAAATAGCAATGATTGGATCGTTGACTGCGGTTGGTGACGGGTCATATGGTTGAGCATAAATGTCAAACACATATGGATTTATAATCTTAGCATAGTATGTGTTATTGTTGAGTTGGGTAGATCCAGTTGTTCCGTCAATACGAACCAAAGTATTTTCTACTAAGTTATGCTCAATGTCTGTGGTTACTCGTACTGTTGGATTTCCACCAACAACGACTAGCATATTTCCAGGGCCGCCGCCAGCAGTTACTATCTGATTACCTTGATAATCCTCAATCGTGAATGTAGTGCTATTGACAATAGAATCAACATAGTATACAGTTCCATCAGTTTCAATGTTTGCATCAAACGATGTTCCAAAGAACTGAACAGGCTGACCAACTATAAACCCACTAGTGCTATCAACTGTAATTTCGTTGGGTGAACCACTAGTGGATGAAGACGCAGTTGTAGTTGCAATCGGCGGTGCAATAGTATTGACAATGTTTGATATCGGGGCAACAGTCAAACCATTTGCCTGCAAGGTCATTGATCCAGAATCAGTAGTTACTGTAAATGGCAGTCCACCAACGTCTTCTGAAATTACAAAGTCAGTAGAATTGATGATCTCTGTCACATAGTAAGTTTGACCAGCTACGATGCCACCGATCGTAGGTGCTGCAAAGATTATTGAGTCATTGATATTTAATGAACTCGTGCTTCCAGATGACAATGTTAGGTAATCTAATACCTCATCATATGCAACTACACTTGGGGTATCTTGGTCATACGTAATTACTGTTGGGGTATCTTGGTCATATGTGGCTTCAAAGTGTGTGGTTGAGCCCACAGTCAAGCTTATTAGGGATGAGCCTGGATTACCAGTAATATTATACTGACTAGTTAGATATTGTCTGCTTGTATCATTATATGTCATTACTGATATGATAGTGCCATTTGCAGGAGGACTATTGAACAAGATGGTATTTGAAATTGAACTAATAGTATACTGTGACGCTGTAATTCTCACTCCATCAATTTCTACAATAGCATTTGTTGGATTGTCATATCCCACAAAGTTGTTAAGGTAGAACGATGCAGTTGAGCCATCACCGTTAAAGTATTGCACTTCTGGTAATGCATACCCATATTGTACTGGGCTTGTTTCTCCAAACAATGAGAACACAATATAATCAACATCCGTGTTATACTGATTAGAAGCAAACACAATTTTTGCATGATTATCAGAGCGCCTACCGATTGCATAATCGTTAGTTACAAACGTGGTCGTGCCATTGAACTCTGTTAGAGCAAACTCAGGGCCGCCAAGTGTTTCTGAGATTGTGAATTCGTTGCCATCAAGAATGGATTTTATATAGTATCTTTGGAATGGTACTAATGTACTAAACGTACCTTGACCAAACGTGATTGGTGTCCCTACAATCAACCCACTAGTAGTTCCTGTTGTTAATGCATTATTAGATGCTTTCGCACGAGTTACTAATCCGGTTGAACCAAATACTAGTTTTGTTCCATTGTGATCTACCACTGGGTCCGACCAAACAGATGCCGCGCCGTTTTGAATATTAGCAAACATTTCGCCTGTTGCGTTAGACAATTCTAGTGCAGGGCCAGCTTGTCCTGCAATAGAGTCATACACCGGTGAAATAATTATTGCGTTGGTAGCATAACTGATAGACTTCACATAGTAAACTGTTTCTTCTTGTAGACCGCCGAAGGGAATTCCTTGGAACGTGATAGGACCGTTAAGAACAAAGTTAGTCACGCTGTCACAGAAAATTCTATCTGATACTGATTCTGTTTCGAATACACGAACGTTTAAGTTGTCAGTGCCAGGTCTTAGTACGCCGCTTCCAGCAAATATGCTAGCACTGTAATTTGCGTTAACATAGATTTCATTGAATCCGGTTACAGAATCGGTTCTGATCGGGTTGGTATCGGTGCTAGCCTTGACTAGTTGATCTCCATTACCAACTGCATACACATCAATTCTGAGCTTGTCAGCGACAGGGGTGAATGCTAACGGAGTGTCTAGCGTAATTGACTTGTTGATCCAATCAATAGTATATTCTGTTTCTGCAAGCGATGTTCCCAAATCAGTAGCACCATCAATTACCTGAACGTTAATGTGTGCAGGAACTTTCACCGCACCATCAAAGCTATATTCTACCTGTTCTCCGTCAGTTGGTAATAACTCCAATGAAACTACTTCAAATCCGGTATGTCCGTATTCTACTACAGGCCAGTTTGTTCCGGGGCGGGTAGTAACTGTTATTGAAATGTTGTCGCTTACAACACCAGCAACTAATTCTTCCGGTGCATAGCCGAATGAGAAGTCAGCACCGACAACATCGTATTCTGTTTCTGGCACAGTGAATACAGATGTAGCAGTCCAAGTAACACCTAAATCTTCGCTTACTAGAATTACGTTATTATCACCTACTATAGTAAATGACGAATCGTTGTCATTATAAGCGATATTATTAAGATTTTGAGTTACCCCTGAATTTCTAACTGTCCATGTAATACCGTCAGGTGAAGTCTTGATCGTTCCTTCGTCGCCTGCTGTTACCCAAACTCCGCCAGCGTAAATAATGCTTCTTAGTGTTGAAGGATTTGGATCTAGGGAATTATACTGATACATCTGTGTTTGCGGAGGAATAATGTCGCCACGAACAATATTTGCAGTACCTGTTCCTGACCCTGGACCAGTTGCAGTAAAGTTAATACCCACTGTATTGCTAGCTGCACCGATTAAAGTAAAATCTGTAGTACCTATGCTGGTGATTGTGTAAGTAGTACCATTAACAAATCCACCAGCAGTAATACTAACTAGTTCCTTAACAGCTCCGTCTAATGTATTAGATAATGTTATTTGAGTACTTGACACAACTGACTTGACGTAGTATGTTGTTCCGGCAATAATCGTAGAGAATGATTTGTTGAATCTGACCGGAGTGCCTAATGCGCCACCAGTAAATCCAGCAGTATTTGTCACACTCAATACGTTGGTTGCTGAGTTTACGAAGAAACAGTTGACTTCGTTTAGACCTACCCAATCAATTCCGTTTTGAGTGTAGTATATTACACCGTTCTCACCTACAGCGATTATGTCAGCACCGTCGCTAGCAACTCCATAGAATCCTTTATCAGTTACAACAGGTGCCTGAGTCCAATTGATACTATCTGGGCTGTAGAAGAACAAGTTAATATCTACTAACTGTCCTATGCCACTAGAAAAGTCTGGCTCTTTACCCTTACCCACTGCAATAAGTCCCATGCAATTAGTACCAGTAATTGGAGCTATTGCATTTAATTGATATTCGTATGCAGGATTAAAATCTGTTATCTTATCCCACAGATATGAATCTGTGCTGCGAAGTATGTTCTGACCTACTGCTACCCAAGCCTGACCCATTGAGCAATATGCTACTGAATTCAAAGGCATAGTCGCAACTGACAATGCAGTAGAAGGATCATTTGGCGTATAGTATCCGGTTGTTGTCCAAGAAATACCGTCAGTACTTCTATAGATAGGAGTTGCTGGGTTAGCAGAAGTCATTAAATAGATTCCGCCCGCATATGTAATATCTGTCAAGTTGACAGGATTATTAGTTAGTCTGCCTACTCCCCAATTCTGATTATCTAAGCTTCCGATAATAGCACTATATGTTGGTAGATTTGCGCTAGAGATATACTTTTCGCCATCGTATACGATGCCAGTAATATCTACCTCAGATGGGTAGAATGGCAAGTCAGACAACTGAGTATCAAGAGGATACTGCTGGTTTGGTTGGAAAGCATTACCTAAATATGTAGAATTAGGATACGTGACACCCTCAAACAACTGTGTGAGGTCTACCCCAGGCATGTCCACGGTAGGCTGATAGTATCCAATTACACGATCCATTGCATTCAATCTGCGATCACCTGAATCAAGCAACTCCCACTTACCGAAAATGAATTCGTCATCGTTGTTAGAAATGACGCATTCATAAACTCTATTGTTAAACTTGACAATGCTCTGATTGAAGTAGAATGGTTCGGGCAGTAATGCGATGCTACCTAGCTTAGCCATCATAAAATCATCAGTAAATGTGATTCCAGAAACAATCGTACCTGCGTCATTTGGAGTGGTCGTTACTTGAGCAGTTGTAGAAGTTACATTGTACAGATAGTATGTTTCACCGATATCAAATGCAGTAGGTATTGAACCGCTAAATGATACTGCATCATAATTACTGAATCCAGTTGTGTCTACTGTTAGTGTATCGGTAGTAGAATTGGTAACTGTTGATTCAGTATATCCTACAAACGGGAAAGCAATGCCGCTAACCGGAACAGTCATCAATGAGTTGTTGTATACCGCCACTGTATTTTCTGAGCGCACCTGTAGATAGTACTGCTGCGTTGATGCGGGAGGAGTACCGGTTCTTATTACAGATGTAATCCCGCCGTCATCATCTACTGTGTTAACCGTTAGTGTAATGTCGTTGGCCGGGGTTGTTCCGCCTACCTCAGTTCCGGAAACAGTAATCACATTGTTGATTGCAAAGCCTTCACCGGGATTAGTAATTATCGCAGTGTATCCACCCAACACATATGACAAACTGAATTCGGGAGTCCCAGTTATAAACTGAGTGAAGCTAGAAGAAGCTGAAGTATCATTAGTTAAAGCTACTGCACTTCCGCCCTTACTAGTAGATATGATGATGTATGGGTTACCATCACCCATCATAATACCGTTTGCGGTGGATAATGTCTTTGCTGTGCCGCCATCAGTTTCAGAGATAGTGAACTCAGTGGAACTAACGATGCTTTCAACAAAATATTCTTGTCCAATAACAATTCCGCCCAATCCAATTCCAGAGAATACGATTGGCATACCGATGTATAGTGATGTAGTTCCTAATAGATTTCTTCCTACATCGTATGCACAGGTTAATACGTTTCCTACTGAAGAAGTAGTGTTAACTTCTACCTGAATGTTTGGTCGTGCTATTGTCTCCCCAGGATTTTCAGGATCAGGTATTTCTTCTCCCGAATATTCAGTTACATAATAGGTAACACCGGTACTCAATCCACCCACTGCACTGTTTACTCGCAATGGCATGTTAACGTAGAAATTAAATGTTCCACCTTCTGATTCTGGGATTGCAATTCTATTAACTGGAACAGTATAGTTCGTTCCGATTGTAGCACGAATTGTTCTTTCAATCAAGTCCGAATAGTTTTCAGAAACGATATCAGGATACTGTCCAGCAGTCTGATATAGCGTGAATAGCTGACCATTGATTTGTCCTGGACTTACAGGCAGTGAAACGTTCATGGTCATTGAACCAGTTTCGCTAGTCAACTGAACTGTATTCTTTTGATTGGTTAGAATTGCAGTTCCAGTACCGTTATTGAGCGACAATACTGTTCCGTTAACCAATTCTGAAATAGTCATTTCGGTGTTGCTGACGATTTCACTTACGTAGTAAGTTCTTCCAGACTCAATATTACTTGATGCTAACGTTCCGGTTAGCGATGTAATAATGATAGGATCATTCAAGTCAAAGCCGGTTGTGGATTCTACTACGATAGTGTCTGTTGATGCAACTGTTTCAGAGATTTCTGTGATAACCGGATCTTTGAATTCACTGATAGTGAAAGTTTCGTTATCAACAACAGTTGTTATATAATAATCCAAATTTTCAATGATTCCACCAAACACCTGCCCAGTAAAGAAGACTGGAAGATTAGTATAGAAACCTGTTGTTCCACCAGTGCCTACGGGTGACATTGGAACAGTCAATGTGTTAACAGTAGCCTGTGTTGTAGTTACTTCTAGAATTCCAGGATATTCTAAAGTTAATATAGCAGTGTCTACAAGTTGACCAGTGTAGCATTCTAGTCCCTGCGCACTCACAGTTTCACTAATCAAGATTTCGGTTGGGCCGCCCTGAGTTGTAGAAACTGAGAATTGAATAGGGTTATGAATTGCAGAAACATAATAAGTTTCGTTTTCAGCAAGGTTACCTACTACAGCTCCTACAAACTTAATCGGCATGTCTACATAGAAACCAACAGTGGTTCCAGCAGCATTCAATTCATATCCATTTACAGCAGAGCCGACGACTGACATACTTCCTGTCCAATTGCCGGGATTGAATAGTGATCCATTAATTGCAGTTGATAATGTAAGTTCCGTACCACTGATGATTTGTTTTACATAATACACTGTTCCAGGAACGATATTAGTTGTGCCGGTTGTGGTAACAATATCATCAAAGATTATTACATCATTTATACTGAACCCACTTGTTGATTCCATTACAATATAACCAGATGAGGATACTGTTTCGTTAACTACAATAGTCTCAGGTTGACTGATTGAAACCTCGTACACGCCTGTTCCGCCCGGTGTCCCGCTTATCTGCGAAACAATGCGAGTATCAGGATCAATAATTGGACCATACACATATGTACCAATTACTACAGTTCCCTCACTAATTGCAGTTACATTCATTGTTGTGCCTGCAATTGTAGCTGTACCAACAAATGTTTTTGCGGCAGGAACTAAGTTGATAGAATCATTTGAGCTATTTGTTTTCTCAACATATCTTATAGTAGAAGACCATGTAAGCTGTCTATCATTTTCTACGTCAGAGATTTGTAGGGCTACACCTTGGGCACTTGCAAGAATATTATTGATATCAGGCTCGGTGCTTTCAAGCGTGATAGCAGAGCTTGAAATCTTGTCACTGTTGTAATATGTTCCTGCAAAGAATGCACCATAGAACGCCCCTGATTCCCAATCAAGTACCTGAGAACCATATGTTGTTCTGTCAAAGCGCAAAGTGATATTGTTTTCACGAATTGGTGAAGATGACGTTACAATAGATGCTCTTGCACCCGGAGACAGTACCATGTCGCTAGATGCTAAGCCAGGTGTGATCTGAATTCTATTCTGATCCTTCACTGCATCGCTATAGCTGTTATATAATGCAACAATGACGGATGGCAATGACTCTAGAACTCCAACATAGTACCACTGATCATTAACTAAGAAGTTTGGTTTGCCGCCGTTTGAACCCTGAGTGAATTTTACTAAGTCGCCGGTCACGAAAGAAGGCGCATATAGATTTATGGTGTGCAATGCAGGGTTAATATCAGCATCACTAAAGAGTACGCTATACGCAGTAGAAATTCTGATTTCGGGAAGAACTGCATACCCCTCGCCCGGATCAATTACGTTAACAGCAGAGACGCGGTCGCCACTCATTACTGCCTGTAGAATAGCTTCTTTTCTGGGTGCCGGATAAATCGCAGTATCAATATACGCTGTTACTTGAGGAACATCTGTATAGCCGCTACCCTCGTTTAACACTACCACAGCAGGAAGATCAATAAAGATATTTGCACCGGGAATATGTTGAGCAACTACAGTTTGATTGAACCCTCTTGACAATCCACCTAACAAATTCAAGTCGCGGTCAACATAACTATATGCAATAGATTCGTCTCCGATTCTGATTACACCGTTAACTGGGAAGCCACTAGCGTTGTCTACAATCATAGTTCTAGTTCCCAAATCCATATATGTTTTTAGGGTAGTTATGTTGTAGTTGGGTTCGCCAGTGATTGACAATCCATAATTCTGATACCACTGTGTGTATGGTGCAGTGGCCCAAATATCATTACCGTATTCATATTCATAGCGATTATTAGGATCACTATAAACTAGTTGCGGACTAATATACTCTTGATATGTTGGGCTATACGTTGCCGGAACATCAAAGTCTGTAATATCACCGGTAAATTCTTCAATTCCAGTGTACTTTACTAAGAATTCTTTAATGACTACGTGATAAGGCTTGACTTCATTGATGTATCCTTCTAGGAAAGCAACATTGTCACTCTTGAACACTTCGTATGGTTTTAGTTCACGTACAGTGTGGAACACATCCATCAATGAAGTTTTGTTAATCCATGGTAAGTAATTTTGCGATTCAATGGTTTCGCTTTGGATATATTCAAATAGTAATACCAAGCTCTTATTTCTATGCTCTAGTAAATCACCGGTGTAAATTTGCTCGTTCAATGCACGAACAATGTTTCTGGTTTCTTCACTTGGATAGATATCAAACGGCGTAGTGTCAAAGAAGTCACCACCGTATCCTAGCTTAGCAGCTTCGTAATCCCAAAGATAGCTATTGAATTGGATCGTTCCGTTTTCTAGACCAATTCTAGACCAAACACCATTGTCATCATATCTATAAAATTCAAAAAGACCCTGACCGTTCTGTTCTACTTTAACAATAGTCCCCGGAGCTACACGCAATTCTGCCAAATCAGCATAAATCGGAACCTGCAACGCCGCTCTAGTGCTATTGTTATACCCTGGTAGCCACCAGTTGACATAAGTCCAATAATTAGCAGTATCAAAGAATTCACCCTGCGCAAAAATGAATGACAGGTTAGGTCTCAATTCTACTATCGGATACTGGATTAATACTTCGTTGGCATAGGTAAGATAATTCTGTAGAGCCGTAAATCTATTAAAGAAGAAGCTCTGTCTAGGTCTTGCAAGAACCCCTGACTGAACTGCTTTCGGTAAGAACGGATTAGGAACAACCTGTCCGGTTTCAATAGTGCCGTCGGGTGTTGTTATGGGCGCTGTAGTGCCACTTAAGCTGTCTAGCATTCTAGCATATAGTGAATTAGGCTCGTCTACGCCTGCTGCTGGGTATAGTACTCGGAATGGCAGTGTAGTAGGAGCGTCGGCTACAGCAGGCAATCCAGGCAAGAAGTCATCTGGATAGTTTTCACGAATTAATGTGTATTCAGAGTGTGAAACATCTGATCCAGTTCCGTTTGCATATCCTATATGGAAGATAGAGTTGTTGCCGTCAAAATATTCTTCTGAGTTATACAGTGCAAAAGTATTAGGTAGCAACGGTGCAACATAAGCTATCCCAGAATTTCTTGGGTTAGCGATGTATCTAGCAATAATATTGTCAGATAGTGTTTTCCCACGATGTTTGTCAATGATGTTGGTGTTTCTGACCCAGAAATAATATATCGGCGTAACAATGTTAGAAGAATTAAGAGTACTTCCAACACAATATTGAGTAACGTCAAAAGGAACACCCGGACCAGAATATTGAGCAGGAGTATTGTTGCTAGCTACCCAAGTGTAAACTGCAACATCTGATCCAGGGAATAAAGTGCCCCAATATTCGCTATTGTATACTACATCGTTTTGGTGATAGTTTACAAAACGCACTGATTTAGTATTGAACCAAATCTGTCCTACTTGCTCTGCTCCCCAAACATACCCGTTGGTTGAATTATTGCTATTATATTTTGCCGGGTCTGATCCAGAAACATAATCAATGTTCTGTCTTACTGCACCTAACAACTTACCCTGTAATGGATCCATGTAGTCTAGGTTTACAAGAGTATCGTTTGTCAATGCACTGAAAATCTGTGTATTTTCAATTTTTTCAATGTCAACGATGGGTGCTGACTGTCTATATTCAGTCCAGTCTCTGACACCAGTTGCATTAGTAAATCCAGTTGCTTGACCGCCGGTGATCAATGTGCCTTGCATGTTGGGCGCACCTGCAACAACAGTATTGTTATTGAAGTCAACTGCATAGCCATAATATGGATTGAAGTCAAAGTTTAAGGTAGAAGTGTTCACAGACTGGGCATATACAAATGCGCCAGGATTTAATGCATTTCCTTCGTAGTTTGATAGTAAATCAAACATATATACTGCACCAGAGTTTGCATAGCTCTCTACAAATCTAGTAGCATTATTATCAAACACAGTGTCATTATCTAGATTTTCGTCATCGGTAAAGTCAAAGGTAGTTCCTACAAAATTAGCACCAACCGGGGCACCGATAACAACAGAATCAAATTCGTTAAACTTGATTGACTTACCGAATTCAGTTGGACCCTCACGATGCGGGCAAGTAACAATCTGAGTAAAGCTATATGACTGTATGCCCAACTCTGCCAATGTCGTATCATCAAACGCAGTTACTACTAGTTTGTTGTTGATTTGAGCTAATGACTGGTCTGCCACCTGAATGATTAACTTGTTATCACTAGTTGAAGAAGCAATAACGTTCGGCACTTGAGTCGCATTAATTACTGAAGCTGTATCTTCGGCATTGCCCGCTGCTAAATTAACTGCGAATCCGTTAATCAAAATAGTACGTGAACCCAAAACGTTGCATTCTTCTGTACCAAATACTATGCCAAATCTTGCGCCTGCATCAGTATATCTATATACCTTGCCTTCTTTGATTTCTTCATTGATTTCAAATGGGCTACCAATTAACAACTCGCCAGAAGATTGCGTAGTATCTACTGCATAGCCAAACTGAATATTGATTCTATCGTTAGTTTCTGGATTGAATTCTTGCGCCATGAAGAACTCATTACCGCTGACATTTACAATATCGCCGGCTCTTAAGAATCCACTGTAAATTAGATTGCTGCCATTTACTGCATAGTTATTATCAGCGACTAGTGTTCCATTGACAGTAACATACAACGGAGTGGTTTGTGCTGAAGCAGTAGCTCCGGTTACTGAAGCAACTGTAGTAATACCAAATACAGTAGTTGATGATCTTGAAGTTTTAATGGTGATATCGCCGCCCACGATAGATTCAATGTAATAGGTTTTGTTTTCTTCAATTCCTGTACCAGATAGACCACTGCCAACAAAAACAATGGCATCATTCACACTCATTCCACTTACAGTAGAAAGGGTAATCTTGTCAGTAGTACCGTTTGTTGCAGTTACATTTGCGGATGCGGTATCGGGTGTCCATGCTAAATTGAATGTGTGCGGTAAGTAAGGAACTGTAGTATACTGCGCTTCAAAGTTCTGCACAGAACGTTGATAGAAATATAGTTCGCCATTATCGGTCGTGCCATTTGCGTGATCTTTGTTTGGTGCACCGATGAATATTCTGTCCCCATAGTAGCTGGTTGAGATTGACTTGCCAAATCCATCACTATTGGTTAATCCTAGCAAACTTCCATCAATCACTGCTGCTTCTTGGTATGTCACTCGTGTTGCAGTACCTGTTCCGGTACCAATTCCCGTAGCAACGAATGTAATGCCTACACTATTCTGCGGGGCACCGATTGTTGTGAAGTCAGTTGTTCCCACACTAGTAATTGTGTAAGTTTGTCCTACAGTGAAATATCCAGCAGTAAATTCTGTGTTATCTTTTCGGTATACGTATACATTGGTATTAAGATAATCAGAGATATAAATCCAATTCTGATCACCTGAGATAGCAATCTTACTTCCCCAATCAGTTACTCCGCCAGGCGCTGCAATTTCTTGATACTGAATTAGGTTGTTAGTTGCAGTAGTGTCGTTCCAAATATACACAAAGACTTTTGGAGTTCCGGTGGGTTGAGATATTACAAATGTGTTACCTGCGTGTGCAATAGCAGAGCCAAACGAACTTGTTTTGGTAATTACTTGGGCCAAATCATACTCGTTTGTAGACTCGTTGTAATAGAATCTGTGTACTTTGCCTGCGCCAGGATCACCGATCAAGTATCCCACAATATCAGTATAGGCTACGCTTGAACCAAACGTTGTTGAATTGTCAACATAAATTTCGCCAGTATTTTGATAGTTGATATTCTTGCGATATACTGCCCAGCTACCATCAGTGTTCTCGTCTACCCAAACTGTATTCTTAGTAAACTCTGCTTCTAACAGTGATAAAGATTCAATGTCAGATGGCTTGTTCACTCTTTGATTAGTTACTAACAAACCTACACCAAGTCCCTGCAATACATTGCCGCTGTTGAGATTTGGCAGATTTAAATTGATTATTACTTCATTGAGGTTAATGATATCGGAAACCAAATAGTAACCATCAACGGTTGTTGAGAAATTAACAATCGCAATAGGATCTAATTTCTTTAAATTGTGCGGTTGTGAGAATCGGATTGTGGTGGTTCCGTTTACATTACCGATTGCAGCAACCACCTGTCCGATTGGATTCCAAGTATAGATGCCCCACTTTTCTTTAAAGTTTGCTAACCAGAAGTAGTCTCTTACATAGAAATTCTGTATTGGGATTACCTTACCTGACTTATCAACGGCGTTTGGCAATCCTGCATAGTAGAATGATGACATTTTTACGTCATCAAAGTTTGCATAACCTGCGCTAGGATATGTAATGTCAGTTGCTTCGGTATTGACAGTGGCTAGTATGTTAGGATCGGTAACATTATCGCCATAATTGAATAGGTCGTACAATGAAACTTCCTGCATTGCCCCTGGAGTATACACACCGTTATTAAGTGACACAATGCTCGGGTTGCCGGTCAATACGCTTTGATCAAGTCTGAACTCAACAAAGTTATCATTTAGTACTCCGCCATATTCGCCGTTCTTGATAGCCCAGTTTTCATAAACGTTGTACTGGATTCCGCCCTGCGGCAGATTTACACCATCAAATGCCTGAGTAGCATTGCGTGTACCCTTGTTCTTAATCATGTTCTTGTAGACGTTGATCTGCGTTACATCTGTCAAGTCTGCAAGAGCAAGGTAATCACGGGGACGATAACCAATCAATGAGAAGGACAACAAGTCTGCATCTTGTTCAAGATTAGTTTCGTTGCAGTTATAGTACAGTGTGCTTTCATATGAACGGGTTGCACTATTTGGCAACAGTCCCTTTTGAATATCTTGGTAGTCTACCAATTTCCAATCAAGCTCATTGAATACTGCTGATGGTTCTACGAGTCTCAATGCAGTCCAATACTTGTTCTTATACTTTACAATGATTCCCTTAGGATACTTGATATCACGGGCCCATTCTTGAACGTTGTCTTGATTTAGAATAAAGCCCCAAGTATCTACTGTACCGTTCCACTCTGCGGTCTTCATACCGCGCAAAGTAATTCTATTCTGTCTTAGACCAGTTGTTAGGTTGTAGATAACGTCATTGAACAAGGTAGTGTTATCAAACACAATACCATGCTCAAAGTTGCTGACATTGAACTGAGCATAAGACATTGAATCACCTTCGTTCAATGTGTGTACTCTGAATGAAGTCCCATCACGATTTACGCATAGGTTGTTAAGCTGAATCGGATATAGATCCTGATTAAGAATGAAGTTTTGCTGCTGCAATGTCAGTGGCTGTACAATGTATCCGTCTCTATTGACATTTAAATCTGTTGCGGATGGGTTCAATGTAATGATGCTACCTACATCCCAGCCAGTTTGCGTCCAGTACAAGAACTCTTGTACCATAAGATTCCAGTTAATCTCTACGCCAGATTCAATCTTATCAAAAATCATACCCTTATCATTTAGGTATGCAGCATAGCTCATAATAAACTGAGCTACTTCTTGGGCGCTATAGAACTTAGTTCCATATGGAACTAATACTTCTTGAGTTGAATGATCTTTGTTTACTTTAACTCTTTGGTTGATTACAGTAATATCTTCGTAATTGCCATTATTAAGCGGGGCGTATGTCGTAAAGTAAGCAATGTTCTGAGAGTTACCAAATACTTTATAGCCGTCAACATCTTGTTGAACAATAACACTAGAAAATGTTATTTTGTCAAATGGCTGGTTGTCATATAGTAATACTGAATAGCTCTCGTCAGGAATTAATAACGCTGCATTGTTGCTATTGGGAGAACCCTTCTCAACATAGAACTTAAGCATTGTCTTGTCACTGTATCCTGCCAAACGATAGATCAATCTAACGTCTAGGTTATCAAGCAAGCTAGTGATGTTAGCGGTTGAGTCAATGCCTAATTGCTTTTCATAGTCAACAATCCAGTTGATGTAGGAAGTTTTAGCAGTGCCGTTACCATACACTTCAATGTCGCTAGGAATCAAATGGGTTCTATTGTTTACCAAATACTGATTGAATTCGGCATTAAATTTGTAGTTGTCTAGGTCAACTGCTAAGTTGTAAAACTCCGCCGGGCGGGTTAATGCGAATAATTTTATTACGTCAAACGGATATGTTGAGCTACGACGATAGCTTAATTCAACGGGACCATCATCACCAACTCTCCAATCTTTCTGGAAAGTGCTAGGATTATAAGTACCGACAACAGAGAATAATGGGCTGAGCAAATTACCTGCTGTGTCAACAGGAATGATATTAGTGATTCCCGGTCTTGCTAATTCAGGAACAACAGTGAACGTGCCATCTTCTGAATACACGATACCTGCTTCAACGTCTCCCCACAATACTAGGTTGTCGCTTGTGTATGGGGCCGGCCCATAACGATCTTCCCACCACGTAGGCTTATCAGCAAACCCTAGCATTTCCCAAGGGGTCAAGTTAGGAGTAGTAGTATCATATAGATATTCGTATAGACCTCTCCAATATCCCTGCTTAATAGGGGAGCCATCCAACTTGTTTTGTGCGTTGGTATAGTTGTATGTGAATTCGTTGTTTCTGTTATAGAACTGAGTCTTGTAGTCTAATCTGTTCTGACCAATCCAATTCAAGAAGTTTACAGAATACATCTGTAGCCATTCATCGTAGCTATAGTCACTATTTCTAAAGAAGCCGGGAAGTACATCATAGAACTTGATAGGAACTTCGGTGCTTAGTTTTACGTTATTGTAGATTCTCTTTTCAAACTCAAGCAATGCTTGGTCTCTGAAGTCAATAAGAACATCTAGCTCAGGAATATAGTCACCATACAACTTCGTATATGATCCATCGTGACCTTTAATGAAGTATGTTGGAACAGTATAGTCGCTGTCCAATACTACCTGAGGCTGGTGTAGTGCATATAGCCCCAACTTACTTGGAGTATAAGGAACATATGAACCGTACGTCTGATTGTATTCTTTAATTACAACGCTGTCACCAGGTACCAAATCTAATGTGATAGTTAATGTGGGACTATCAGTGCTAATTGTATAGTCAACATTTCTTAGTAATTGCTTCTGCACTAAGTTGTTGTCAACGGTGCGGTTAAGATAAACTAGTACGCCATTATAATTTGCTGATTCAAAGTTATAAACTTGACTCAATGGATATCTAGTTACATCATTGTTACTGTTAAACTTGTAAGTGTTGACTCTGAATGGACTCTTGTTAGGCAACATGTCTGACCAGAAGAATGCGCTGGTTTCACTTCTGCTAGCAGAAATTTGCTCAATTGCATCGTCTAGAATGTCAGCAGGAGTATAACGTTGTACATAATCAGTATTTTGCACAGTATCTACAAGCAATTGCTTATACTTTACGTATTCGCGGCTGTTGAACAACAATGCGTTTAACAAGTCGTGATTAGACTTACGCAGGAATGCACCGGGTATTGCAAGACTTGCACTGTTTTGAATGATCTTAGTTCCATATGGAACTAGATTGCCTAAATCTCTAAAGTTGTTTACACCAAAGATATTGCCGGTCGTGCCGGGTGCGTTTACAAATATGTCTTGGTATTGATTTCTGATATCACCTAAATCTGCAACTGTCAAGTCTTCATTGAATGGGTTGTTGTTTAGATTGATAGGTGTCATGTAGTAAGCATTGTTGCTTACTTGATCACTCAATACCAAAACTTGTACTACCGTAGTTTCTTCGGGCGGATTGATCAATGTAATACTAGTTGCATTGTCGTAGCGGGTTATTGTATAATTGCTAGGCTCTTGATAAACATTGTTGTAGTATACCTGAACACTAGTCCAGCCCTGCTCGTCTGGTAATAAGTCAGGCAATGCTTGAACATCGCACGTATAAACTAATGTAGGGTTTTCAATTTGATAATTGAAATTGAATATCTGATACTGCGTGCTAGGAGCAACTGCTGTTTGCCAACCCAACTCTCTCTGATATTCTGTACGTGTAGTAGTGTTGTGAACATAACCGGTGTTTACTTTTTGAGTGATAGACTCAAAACCACGCACATAGTCAAATGTATCTGAGTTAAGAGTTACGTCAAAGCTAATGTCACCGATATTGCCAATGTCGCTAAAGCGCACTGGGAAGCCTAAAATAGGATCGTCAACGGTTAATGGATTAATACCGTATGAAAATATTGTGCTTCCCTTAAATGTTGTACTGTTATAGATTTCTGGGTTGCCAAAAGAAATGCCGTTGTCATCAAACACATCAAATAACGGAGCTTGATTTACCGTAACTTTTTGCTGAGCTTCTAGCCATTCAATTCCATCATAATAGAATGTCTTGCCCTGATAATTATATCCTCTAGAAATTGCAGTTTGCTCATCAATCTCAATGGTAGCGTCTTCTGCTCTAGTTAATACGATTTCCGGTTCTTGACCAGGTGCTAATTCTACGATATCTACTACATAAATGGTAGTGCTTGTTTCGGCATCCGTATCATTTGCAAAAATGATTCTTGCACCAGGGAATACTGCGTAGTTGCTAGCTGTAGTATCAGTGCCAACGATGCTAGTTGTTCCGCCTACTAGATCCTGAGGATATGGCCAGTTAACTGTTATTGTTAGATCCGTACCGTCATCTGAAAGGTTAATAATTTGTGAATTTACGGGAACTAGATTTAGTGTGTCGCCAGTGTACATCCCGATTTGGAACGTTCCGGTAACTTCGTCTAGTGGCACAACAATCGTTGTTTGATCATACAACAGTCTTGCTAGACCGGTGCCAGGAACAGCAATTGTGCTGCCGTCTACCTGGCAAGTAATTACGTCACCGTCAACATAGGTAACGCCCTCAGTGCCAGCAAGCGTATTCCAAACAGGCTGCAAAGTGCCAAATGCAGTGTCAACTACATAAGTCTCGCCGGCAAGCATTGCACTTACTGCAACAATTGTTGTCGGGGTAGGAGCAACTACCGCAGTGTTTGTAGTATACGTCTCAACGTCGGGATAATAATTGTATAGTCCAGCAACGTTAGTGAGTGCATCTGGTTCTCTAGTGTCAAAGAAATCTACTGCTCTTTTACCTACTGAGCCACCGTTATACAATCTTAGGTTTGGATAAAACTCAATGATAGGTCTTTTAGCTTTATTTTCCTGTGTTGCAAACTCTGTTAATATTGCAGGATTTTTATTATAGCTTGCAGTAGCGTTAATAACATCAATATGGAACCAACGATTGCTTCTAGACCATGCATTTCTGCTTATGCTGTTTCTAGCAATAGTGATATAATCTTGTTCAATAGGCAAGAATAAATTAATGTCATAGTTACCGATATCAAAGCCCAAAGAATCCCAAGGTATATAGTCACCAATAGTAAATCCTTCAGGGCAAATTAAATCTTCTACGGAAATTAATTCAATTCCGGTGCCAACACCTTCTACGTAGTATTCGCCGCGGCGATAGCTAACAGGAAACACGTTTCCGTCAAAGCTAACTTTTAAGCCATTTGTAAATGCAACACCATTTGGAGAAGTATAGTTAATCTTACCTAAAATTTCCGTATCAACATCTAGATAATCTTTACCATTATTTTCAATAATTTTCAAGATGCCAACTTTGTTGGGGTTAGAACCATCTTGATAGTATAGAATATCTTTCGGCGCTGTAATCTGAGGTACTAGTGAGATTACTCCCAGTGTATTGCGATAGAATGGACGATTAATCCACTGAACACCAAACTGAGGAACGATGTTTTGATTGTTAGGGATAGATCCATCTGGAATTAATCTTAGTACAGGATTGTTAGGATCTCCTACTAATTGAATTCTATAGAAGTTCTCGTTTACTGTAGAATAGAAGCCCTGCTCAAACTGACCCTGATTGATATTCACGACCATGTCTACGCCACTCTGAGTGGACAATGTTACAGTCGCACCCTCAATGCTTTCTGAAACAGTAAACTCTGTTGAACTCAAGATTTCTTTAACAAAATATACCTGACCCGGTACAAGACCTCCCATCGGAGTCCCAGAAATTGTAATAGTCTGATTTAATATTAATGGTCCAGTTGAATATCCTGTATCTACGGTCAATGCATTATTGACTGCGCTAGTGCTAGCAACAACTACTGTTGCAGGGTTAGTAAAGAATGGATCGTTTACGTCATAGAATGTTTCATCATAGTAAGATGAGATATATCCAATTTCATCGACTGCGCCAGTGTCGTAAAACATTACACGCAATCCATTTAACCCAGATACACCATCAATTTCTTGTAATCCGGGATAGGTGATTCCGGTTGCAGGATCAGTGATAGTATAGAGTCTTTGACCATTTACCTGACTGAATGGTAATGTAGAAACTACGTCAACAACATTGTTGCCGGGGAAAATATATTGATCTTGTGCATTCTTTTGTGGTACAACAAACGTTACTGTGCCATTATTCTCGCCGTTGTTTGAAACACCAAACACTTCTCTAGTAGGAATATTGGGCTGAGTTGCTTCAAAGCCGCTAGTGCCAGGTTCAGTCTGAATCCAAAACTGACTATCTTGATTTACCGTAAACGTGTACGTGCCGCCACGCAATAGAGATAGTGTTGGGTTTGATCCTAAATCAATCTGAGAACCTACTTCTGAGATTTCGTAATTATTAGCAAAATCAGTTACTAGATAATCTTCGTTTGTAAAGACTACTGAGTTAGAAACTGTAACAGCAGGAGGACCGGCTGGAATCCAGTAGTACTCGTGATAGTTCACAAGCTTGTCTAGATTCGTAAAGCTATCCCATGAATAGAACTGGCTTTGGAACAAACGATCATTATTATTAGTTACTGCACCGCTGATTTTTAGTGAGTCAACAATGCCAGGGTATGTAATGAAGTCTCGTGCAACGCTTTCACCAGGCTTAGTGAATACTACCCCGGGTTCTAATTGATAGTCTGTGCGAACTTTGGTAGGCTCGGTGACATAATAATCAAGCGCATTTATACCCGGTCCAAATCTACTACCAACATAGCCTTGAACTTTAGCTGTTACTGGATTACTAACAATTTGGTCCAGGGTCGCTGCTAAAAATTCAGCGTTAGTGGGGGTCTGAAATATTTCCGGAAGGAAATTTAATGTTCTTACTCTAGCCATGTATCTACTTATCTTATTTGTAATTCATCGGGAGTGAGTGCCGGTACAACTAATACATCATTTGCTGTAGCAGCGTTGACAAAGATTTCATATGGTCTGCACTTTATTTCATATAAGTCTCCAAAACTCATGGTAGGATCATTTGGTACTAACACTGCGGAACTGATCAGGTCTCCGCATTCAGCATGTAGATATGCGCTAAGCTCTGAGAAATAGAATGTGTCACCAAAGTCCCAATTATTAATGTTGAAATAATTGTTCATTGCAGCCAACACTGCACTTCTAATTTCACTGTCACTAGCATTAACTTTACTTACCTTTACTACTTTGATCGTTGCTTGCAACGCTGGGTCAGCTTTAGGTCCAAACAATGGCTTGAACTCAACACTATTTAATATTACGGAATCCGACAACATTTTATAGTTTTGCACTTGATTGTATTCTTGTGTAAGTTCAGTTAAAGTAGGTCTATTTGGCTCAGGAATAGTATTAGTACTGTCAACAATATAGTTTTGATATGCAGTATAATAGCTCTGAGTAACCACATACAAATCAATAATATTAGTTGTAACTGGATCAATTCTATTTGTATTGTTTGAGTTATGGCGATACTGATAACTTAATCCTTGACGACCGGGCTTAACACTATACTGCAATTGCTCAACCAAATAGTAGAATGGAACTGTTACAGTTTGATCCTGTACAGTTTTGTAGAATTTATTTTCACCGTATGCATAGAATAATTGTCCAAGAGGATAATCATACTTCACAAGCTCAATTTGAGTCTGTGTTGGATACTGTGACATAACACTACTTGTGGGTATCAAATACTGGCGTGTTAAATTGATAGGGTCTTGTACAGTCTCAAAGAATGTATAGATTCCAATATTGGAACCTCCACTGACATATCCAGTAATTTCATTAAAGAAGTCTGGATTCAAAATCAATTGACGGTTGTTTACGTCTGTGGCTGCAACTTCTACTTGGAAGTCATTTACGTAGCCGTCGCTTTCAACAGTCTGTCCTAAGATGTTAACTTTAGTATCTTTACCCAACGGTGTAGTATTATTAGGAAGTGCGTTAATTCCTAATACATTAATAAAGTCTTGAATAATTTTACCGCTAAATGGATCATAGACTAATTCGTTTTTAGCAAAAGTAAAACGAGTATCAGCAACACTGGCAAAATAATATGTTAGTGACCTGTATGTAATAGAATATCTGTTAAGTCCAACGCTAGTGAATTTCACGAACCAATTTGGATCAGTGAATTTCTTGATGCTCCATCTATTCTGGTTGATCATTAATGAATTGTCAAATACTAATGTGAAATCTTGATTCAATTCCATTCTGATCAAGCATTCTTGAATTACGCTAGCGGGGATGTTGTTGCCAAACACTGGAATAATTTGAGTAAGAACAACTCCATCGGGAACATACCCACTGACTACAATAGGCCCTGAACCATTTGCAAAGCTACCTTCGCCATTGTTTGATCCATCGCCCACGACATTGAGAATAGTAGTCCAAATAAATGTGCTATCACTAGGTCCCGGGATTCCCGCTTTCAATCTGTTATCACTGTCAAAGTAAAAACCTGCAGGGGCATTGAACTTTACAATAGCGCCAGTCGTTAGATACTTTAAATTATTAGTATTGAATGTACCAACATTAATCGGAGTTTCTAAACTACCAGAAACATTATATACATACCCTGATTCACTGCTAGTATCTACTGAGCTAGTCTTCCAATATACTACTCCATCGCCAGTACTAGTATTAACATCATAGCGAGGATAATTTTGAATATAATATTGGCTTGCACGATTCAACGACAATACACTTGCTAATGTATTTGTAAAGAATGCAATAATATCGCTGGTGTTATTGATCGTAAGATTCAAGAATCCATCAGTGTCATCTTGATATAATGCGCCGTCAGAACCGAAACTGTTTGTGCTGCTATACTTACCAGTTGGGTCAAGTAAGTCTAAGTTCTTACTCACGCCAATGCTTGAACGATTGATTGCCTTACTCTTAATAATTGAACTATACAGTGTATATGGGAAGTTATTATAATCTTCGCCATTTACCATACGATTCTGTGTATAGTAGCGAGTAGGGGCACGTTGCTTAATTTCAGCGATTGATTCTCTAGCTTGTGCAGTAGTCACAGTTTGAGTTAGTGACAATCCTAATGTCAAAGTTTCTGCTCTACCCAATCGTGATATGTAAGTAAACGCCACAGATAAACCGTTCATGTCTGTAGGATAAATTGTGTAAGTGAGTGCGTTACCTGCACGAACATATGCTCTAAAGTTTCCTACAGGTATTTCAGAAAATACTCCATCACCGAACACATAAGTTACTTGGTCGTTGAAACGTGAGCTTACAGAAAAGATTTGTCTAGCTGAACTTTCGTTTTGTAGGTAGGCATCAGCGTATACGTTTTCAACTTTTCTCCACAAATCTCTAGAACGATCTTGATTGATTTTGTACAGCCAAGTGTCAGTATTGTTAATTCCCTGAATATCAATGTTAATGGTTTGGTTTGCAATTTGTTGTTGTAATGCAAAGTCAAATGTCTGTAGGCTTCCCTGCTTGAAGTAGAAAAAGAATCCAGTGTCAGGACTTCCGAACCCTAACTTGTCGTTACGATATAACATGTTGAAACGGCCAGATGGCGCAGGTGGAATTTCATAAACATAATCTTCGTCTATGCTAGTGACACTGCACAATTCAAAGTTCATGTTGGTGTTGTTGACTGTTGCATTGAATGGGACGATAGGTAGTGCATTGGGAGCAATCTGTATGCTATATTCATTGGTTGTTATGCCAGAGATTTCACTAACGTTACCGGGGCGCCCAATTCTTTGTGTATTGATCAATGCAGCGTTAATAATTGTGTTGAACTGCTCTAGCCAATTAGGATTAGCAGGGTCGTTCCATAATACAGGAACATTGCTTAGATTTAAACCATTAATGTCAGTAATGTTTTGGGTAGTGCTAATGCTAGTTACTTTGAGATAGCCTTGACCAGCAATATTTCTTTTTGGGGTGTAGCTCACAAGATTAGCAAGCTTAACAACACTATCTCTACGTTCAGCAGTATCAATAAAGTTTTCACGAGCGTTTAGGTCATTACGGAATGCAAGACCCTGTCCCATAAAGGCGATTACATCTAGTAAGGCAACAAATTCACTAGATTCAACATAATCATTGAAAGTTTCAGGATAATATACCTGAAGGTAATCTATAAACGCTTTGCGTAGTGTTTCATAGTCATAACTACGAAAGTCTGCTTGGTTGAACGTCTGGTAAATAGTCTTCCAGTCGTTAAGGCCAAATAGTGCTGATTGTCTTGAACTTGTTGCCATAGTTTCTCTCTATTGATAATATATTTATCATAGAAAAAAACCGTGTTTTATACTAAAGTGGCTGTACTCTCTTGAATATTCACGTTTACTTTAATAACTACAGGCTGGTTTATGGGTTGTACAGCCATCTGAATTTCTATCAGAATTCCGTTTTCATATGGATAAGACCTAACCATGTTGAACACCATTCTAGGATCTTGTCTAGCGATTCTTCTTACTTCATTTTCAATGTCATCTTGAACTTGTGCTACGTTTTGTTCAAACAATAAGTCCCACAATATAGTTCCATAGCCAGGCTGACCTACTTTAGTCCCTCTTCGTATGTTGAGAGCGTTAATAAAATCTTGTATTACTAGATCATTGTCTACTAAACTGTATTTTTTACCCCAATTAATACCTGTGCGAATTCCGCCCGGGCCGCCTGCACTGCCTGATGTAGCGTTCGTCGTTTTTGGTTGACATGCATTTTGCGTGCTGAATCCCAAGTAAGTTGCCATGTGTTATCCTCTATCAATATTTAGCTCATCCAAACCCAATGTTATTGTTGACTTGTGTTGTGTTCAATGCTAATGTGGGTTGTGGAGCAGGAGCTGTTGCAGGGTCCGGAGGTGCTGTTTTAGCCTCGGTAGTTTCTTTGACTCTTTTACCCACATTGGCTAATTCTCTGACTAGTTTTTCAGTTTTAGCTCTAGCTTCGTTATATTTCTTTTCTAGTGCAGCAATGGTTGGATCGCCTTCCGGAAGGGTATTAAATGCGTCAACAAATTCATTTCCTGCCTTAATTTCTTCAGCTTCAGCAATATCAAGTTGTTCTTGAATTCGCTGTCTCTCTTTTCTGAGTTCCAATTCTCTTTTCTCAATAGCCATAACAACAGTTGATAATACCTCACCCAACAAGTTGGGTTTTGGTATGCCTAAGTCACCGATAATGTTATTGATCTGTGCAGTGAGCGAAGCTCTGTTAAGAGTATTCACACCCAACTCAGGAAGTCTAATAGGACTTGGACCGCCTGACCCTAATGCTGACAATGCTGACAACATCTGCGAAGCTTCGCCTAGAGGAAGCTTTGATGCTATTAGTGAGCTTAGTCCGCCAGCTTTATTAGTAATATTGTTAATGTCGTTCAATACATTATTAACAGTAGATAATCCGTTCAACACTTGCGTCTGTGCATTTTGCAATAGTCCAGACAACTGACCAGTGCCCGGAACCATGTTGACTGCGCCGGACGCTTTATCCAACAATGATGATACCGATTTAATTCCGCCCGGTAGATTGTTTATTCCACTAGCAAGAGTAGATGCCTTAGCAGAACCGCCACCTGCTTGTACTGACTTAGCCGCATTTGCAAGACTGGTCAATCCACTCTGCAATGTTTGTGCAGCACCTGACAAACCATTTACTTCATTTACTGCATTATTTACATTAGCGAGTACCCTAGAAGCATCGCCGGCAACGCCCGTTACCTGATTAATCAAGTTGGTAGTAGTATTGGTGACTCCAGATACATTATTAACAAATGTGGATGCTTGCGATAATGTGTCGGTTAGAGAAGTCAATGTTACAGTAGATGGCGTGTTGCCTGATAATATATTGGTTGCTCCTTCAGTCACTTGATTAATAGTATTTTGTAGTGAGCCGGTTATTCCTGCTACAGTGTTGTTTACTGTACTTGCCAACCCTTCGCCAATTGGTGCCAAATCACCGGTCAAGTTTTGAGCAATAGTGGATAATCTGTTTTCAAGATTTGTCGCGCCAGGTGCTGGTGAACCGGGGACAGTACTTTCGGTAACTGCTGCTTTAGTTGCTGCCTGCTTAGCAAAATCAGAAAGATATTGCGGAACGTTTGGCTCTAATTTAGGGAAGCTGTCTAATATAGCACTATATGCTGATCCTGCTATGCCCTTAACGGAATCGAGTAATCCGGTTAGCGATACCGATGGGCCGCCTTCACCCATTCCCTTAAGTGCATTTGCGATTCCGCCCAATCCACCTAAGCTATTAGCCAAATTAGCTGCTTCATTACCTGCACCAATTGAATTCAACACTGAGCTAGCTTTGTCTAACGCACCGGAAACTTGATTTGCAGTATTTTGTAATTGACCTACTGCATTAGTTGCAGAATTTATTCCCCCGGTGATTGATCCTGTAAGTGATGTTGCGGTGCTGATTGCACTGTTCACTGCGCCGGTGACTGAGTTTGTGGTCTGAGTTAAACTACTTGATATGTTAGTTACATTATTTACTAGCGATGTGGTTGTGCTTGCAGCTTGCTTAACTACACTAATAGTTTGTTCTATTCCAGCGGTAGCTGTAGCGGTGACAAGTCCAGCTGTTTGGGTGGATGATTCCTTACCAGTTAATATTCCTGCATCACCTAATGCTTTTTGTGCAGACTGCATTACAGTTACCGCAGATTGAGCCTGTGCTACAACATTTGTTGCTAGTGCAGTAACATTTTCGGCTCCTGCTTTTCCAGTAAACAGTGAGTCAGGAACACTATTGATAATGCTCTTTCCTGCGCTAGCCAAACCATTAATAAGATTGGATGAACCGGGCTTTAATATTCCTGACTGAGTTAGCTGTTGAGGTGTTTGAGCAAAAGAGCCAACCGCAACCGCAGACTGCGTTACAGAAGTAGAGACTTGATTTACTACCGAGCTTGCAGTGGATACAACTTGATTTACCTGTCCGATAGCAGTATTAATATTGCCCGCTACCTGATTAATTGCTCCAATTAATCCTGAGGCTTTTGCGCCTGCACTTGTTGGAATAATTGCTGCGCCGCCAGCTACAGCAGGTGCAGTTACCCCAGTAGCCGCAGTTGTTGCAACAGCTCCCAATACTGCACCTGTTGTATTTTTATCCATTGCAGGAGATACTGAATTTGTTGCAGGGACTGAAGCAACAGTTGCGGTGTTTGGTGGTGTTGCTCCGCTAGCGGCAGCAGCGGCATTCACATTCTGAACGGCGTTAGATGGAGCTTTGGGTAAGTTATCACTAGCGTTACCTGAAGTTTTAACATCAACTCCCATACCTGCATTTGCCCACGGGAAGTGTGCAGGAGCTCTTGATGCGATACTTAATAGTTTGCCTGGGGCGGCAGCCCAGCCCTTCCCTTCATCAAACAGGGTATCTGTTTGTGCAACGAGAGATATGATGGGTACTGTTGCTGGGGTCAATCCTGGACTTCCTGAATTGAGATTTACTTTGCTACCATTAACGAATGCTTGTCCACCGGCAACCATGCTAGCTTCGCCGCCACTGCTAGCTGCAAATGCTGCACCAGCCTTAACAGTAAAGTTGTTTAATGCCTCAATTCTATAATCTTTTCCTGCTCGTGATTTAGTTTCTTCTTCACTGTTTGTATGAATATTCTTAGCTTGAATATTCAAGTTTTCCATTGCGTGAATATTAACATGGCGATCAGCGTGAATATTAAAATCACCCTGAGTACGCATGTTAATACTGTTAGTTGAATAGATATCAACTGTACCTTCTTTGCCTAATTCAACATAGCTCTGACCATTGCTATGAAGAATCATCAATGTTTGTCCATCATCACTCATTAAGATTTGATGGCCTAAAGCTGTGCGAATGCGAACGAGTTGATCGCGGCCAATAACGTCACCGTCATCCATAACGATGCTGTGTCCGCCTCGTCTAGAAATTACTTTTAACTCTTGCGCTTTTTCTCCTGATAAGTTTTCAGGAAGAGTTGAGTCATCATATCCTCCTTGATATATGGGTCTTCCCGGTGTAGCTACACCCCAGCCTACTCTACTTACCGTCTCTCTGCTTGCGCTGGATGAGATTGGCCCTCTTACAGGATCACGAATGATACCTTGTTGGCTCATTACACTAGCTGAATAGCTGTGAACCGGGCGAGGAGTATCTAAGAATTGATTACTGTCTGCTTTATCTTTGTTATTCGTATTTAGGTTAGTAACCGGTAATCTAGTTGCACCACCAAACCCGTCAGCTTCACCTTGATTTAATGTTACTTTGTCGCTGGCGCCAATTGCAGGAACCATCTGTAACGCTTCAGGCTCTGGAATAGCACCAATATAATACCCGGCGTTAAGATCACCGTTGACAAATATACAGACTACTTTAGTCCCGATATCAGGCGGAGCTTGCCATTGACCATATGAGGTAGGATTGTTTTTATATGATCCATAATCCTCAGCACCTTCTCCTGAGCTGGAACCGATCGTTCCAAAGAACGTAGACAAATATTGAACAGTTACCCAGTTGCCAGCAGAGTCAGGATCAACAGCACCCTTACCATCTTGTAGTGCTACCTTGATTCTTCCTGCTCTAGTAGGATCAATATTGTCCTTAACAACACCAATAATTGGATAGTTCTTTACATTAGCTCCGCCAGATTCTGGTCTAGAGCTTTTAACAGGACCTTTTTGTTTGGTTGTGTCAATAGGCATATTTCATATCTCTTTATGATGTTGGACCAAGTCGGTAACCATCAGCAAATGGTCCACGCGTGAAAAGTGATGCAGCAGCGATATCTAATGCTTCCCGATCCGTCGGGGTTCCTGTAGGTGTTGTGGTATTCGCAGTTGTTGGACTTGCATTTCCAGTTTGATTATCGTTGGAATTGGTAAGACCCTCTTCTTCTTGAGTTTGTTTGTCTGCTGCATCCTTTGCTGCGAGTGGGTTAATGACTGCGTTAATAGTTTGCTTGAAGGCTCCGTTTTGGAAAGTACTTGTTACTGTAAGAACTTGATAACTTACTCCTCTGATTCTTTCTGCCCAGCCCTCCGGATATCTCCAAAACTCAATGCTATCATTAATCGCCAAAGTTCCCGGGGCTCCTTCAACAGGAGGAATACCCAACTCACTTAAATCATCTATAAACAACCCGTTACGAGAATAGTCAACTGCTTCCTTAAAGTCAATTTCAACGAATACTTGTCCAGACGTAGGATTAACAGTGGTCCCGTTTGCCTCATAAAATTTACTATAGGCCTGCTGTAAGTTTCTTCCTCCTCCTAAAGTACCAGAAACAGTATCGTGTATTAAAAAGTCCGGATCTCCTAATATTTGAATTTTAGCTTTAGCAAAACTTTCTGGATCATATAAGCTTGTTCTAAAACTATTTCCTGCTTCTAGACTAGGAGTACCTTGTCCTCCTGACTTATTACCATTTGATTGAGTATTTACTGCATTTTTGGCGCCTTGTCCATCGTTATTAGAACTATTACCACCAGAATTGCCACTATTTTCTGGGTTAGTTAGTAATGACACGAAATATTGATTATTAATTACTTGTTCATAGCCAAGTATTTCTGTATTTTTACCAGTATACCAGTATTCATATCTTTTATGCGGGCCATAGTATGAGGTGTTGTTTACTACATACGGATTTTCAATTTGCGGAATAAGATATTGTTGAATAACATAGGTAATATCGTATGCCCAGTCTTTTCTTTTTCTATCCCACCTAATATTACTAATTTGTGGACTCACGCTGAACCAAGCAATTTGTCGGCCGGCACCTTCTACGGATTCCGGAGTTGATGATTCCGAATCAGATTCTGGTGCGTCTGTGTAATTTACAGACATAGCATCTGTTAAGTAGGTGCTTTGAACTATTATTTGCTCTAGTTCTTGAACTATAGGGCTACCGCCAGATACTTTGTGTTCTATCCGATTCTTATTAGGTGCTGCTCTAGCAGCAGTGGCTTCATTTGATTGTGCAGTATTCTCTGCCCCTGCCCCTGCCTGATTACTCTTACTCGTTTTGTTAGGAGTATTCATTCTAGACAATGCAATATTTCTTCCGCCAGAACCTAACCACTGAATTCTATATGTAATGGGATGTTCTATTGTCTCATTATCCAACAAAGCTTTTTGATCCTTGTTTAATTGAGTTAGCAAACCGTTTGGCCCTGAAAACATATCCCTAACAGTTGTACCATACACATTTTTATTGTCAGGAACTATGCCTTTTGTTTGGTTAATTGATGACGATATACTAGCTGTCTCGGCCCGAATGTCGTAAGTGGTTGCATTGCCATCAATTTTGAATTTAAATTCAGTAATAACGATATCATAAAATGTCTCAAACAATGCTCCACCTGGCCCGGCGTTGGGATCAATTGAAGTACCGTCAAATACACTGTCGCCGGACACTTGATTACCTTCTTCATCATAGCCGTAAAAACGTATACCCAATATATAAAACATTTTGGTAGGGTTATTATTACTTCCCGATAGATAGCTTACTGTTTCTCTACCGTTATTTTTGTTGATTATTTCTTCTTGCGCTCGGCGAAGTTTAGTGACGAACGAAAATCCATATGGTTCTACAATCTTAAATCTATATGCGGTATTAGCAACCGGACCATCATTTTCTTTTTGAGCAATAATTGCTTCAAAACTGAGATTATCTATATAATAATCTAAATCAAATCCGTTAGCTCTGTATTCTGGCTTTCCCATACCTGCGCTTTGTGCTACTAGATATACGCCGTCTAGACGATTATCTGCTGCTGCGGTTGCGGCTTGAATAGGATCAAGATCGCTAAAGGCAAATATATTTTTTCTACCTGAGGCAATAAAAGCTTCATAACCATCAGGAGAAATCATATACAAACTAAGCTGATAAGTGTAACTTGACAAGTAAGATAGTGGATTGTTTAATCTCTTGCCTGGTCTAGAATTCTGTTCATTCTCAACTGATTTGAACCCTTCATTTTCATACGGGGGTTCGCCAGGTGCGCCTAAATCATTAGTAGATTCTTCTCCTTCTCGTTCAGAATTGTCAGGAGCGTTAGTATCTACTTCTTCAGCATTATTACCATCGACGGTTGGTAAAGTTGTGTCGGTAGTAACAGGAGTTTCACTGCCAGTAGTTACCGTTTCTTGTGCGCCGCTGTCATCGCTTGCCGGGCCTGCTAAAGTATTAGTACTGGTGGGGGCAGCATTAGCTGGTGCAGCGGTATTATCAATTGTAGGAGTTGCCGGCGGCGATGCGGCGCGTTCTATTTGGTTAAATTTAATATCAGACTGTGCTAAGAATTCTTCACGCAATTCCGAATATTGGATTGAGCCTTGAACTGTGTCTCTACGCACCTGCGATTGATTTACTGCAATTTTATCTGCTTCGCTTAGGGTATCAAATTGTGATCTTGCTAATGCGTCTAACGGATCCAACGCGGCTCGTATCTCTCTATTAAAAGCAAGGTATTGAGCATCCAAAGCATCTAATCTTTGAGATGCATCAGATGCAGAAGGGTCAATCGCCTTAACCTGATCAATTAATGCTCTCAGTCTAGGTAAAAATGTTCTATAGACATTTAAAATTTCCCGTTCGGTGTTAAGTGCTTCCGATAAAGTTGCCATAAATTAAATTCCTAATACCGCCTGTAACGTATCTTGCGTAGGTATATATATACCTAGTCCCGCTTTAAAATTAAAGTACGGATCGGGTCCTAGTAGATTAGGATTTCTTGCAGCGAATACCCACCATAACTTACTGTTATTGTACAAGTCAAATGCCAATAAGTCAGGCCTGTATTCATAAACTTGTGTAATAGTCATGAATACATCAGTAGGGTTAAAAGGTATAGGTCTATACTGTAATACATCTAAAAATTTGGTTTTTACAATAGGAGTATTAAAGTATGGACTTGATCTTCCATAAATTGTTTGGTTTGTTGTAGCCATTACCAAAATCCTCCATTTGAATTATTTCTTCCATCCAGCAATGATCCAGTTGCATAATTTTTAAGACTAAACACCTTAGACATTTGATTTCTACTAATGATCGGTATAGCAGTGATTGAAAGCTGTATTCTCGTAGGAACCCATGTCACTGTGTTATTTTCTTGCGGGGACAGTGCCTGTTGCGTAAAATTGGGTGGGGCAGGGCGTCCGCCCGGTGTAATATTGTCCGGCAGTCTACTAGCACTAAGTGGCGGTGAGGGAAGCGGTAGACCAGTTATCGTTGGCCCTACAGTTTTAATATAGTCTACATCATTGGGCAAATTATAGTTAAATCCAGTCACCGCTAGCGGATGATTTGAAAATTGGTAGTTGCCCATACCTTTCAAATAACACAAGGGGGGCGGAGTTCCGGCTCTTGGATTGGTGTCCTGTCCAAAAAACATTTTTGTGACTGTTCTAAAAAAGTGAATTACTGCTAGAAGATAATTTGCTTCTCTAGTGTCCTGTGCGGTGAAGTCGCATGTGATTGTTATGTTGTCTACCGAACTATTTGAATATTGGTATACTTTGTAATTACTGTGAATAATAGTAGACTGTTCATAGTTAGCAGCGTAGTTAACTGAGATTTGTGGAGTATAGGGGAAAATTACCCCATCAGTTGCTTTTAATGGCGCTAGTATTCCTGCTGCACTAGTATCATTGGGGTCGCTGCCCGGGCCAGTATCGGGAATGGCATTATAAAGATATTTGGATTCGGGGGCAAGCGAGAGTTTAACTCTCCAATCAGTGATTGGGCGAGAAGCAGTAACAACGATAGTACCATCTGCTTCAACTTCTCCTAACCCTCTTGTGTCGGGCGTTCCTCCTGCCTCCTCAGTGAGGAAGTTTTCTCTTGCACGACGGTCACCGGGACTCAGCGAAGCAATTTGTTCAGGTGTTAGATTAGGATCATAAATGTCATCAATCTCGTCTCCTAAAGGCAGTGAATTACTAGGGTTAGTTGTCGTAGGTGGCGCAGTGACTGGGTTAGGTGCCGTTGGTGCTGTTGCAGCAGTGGTTGGTGCCGTTGTAGTTGCTGGGCGAGTAGTGCCGGTTGCGGTAGTCGTAGGGGTAGTATTTGCAGCTATCGTCGCTGGTGCTGTGTTGCCTGCGTTCGGCTGACTAGTATTCGGGGTAGTAGAAGCTTGTGCAGCATCTAATCTAGCTCTCAGTGCGGTACTATTACTCAATAAATATTGAGCGATAGTTATTGAGCGAGCAAAGTTGTTTTTTTTATCTTCTTCTTGCGCTATTGATGCCTGCAGTTGTCTGACCGTTTTTTCTATTACTTCAGGAGAATAACGGGTATCTTGTTGTACCTGACGAATTTCCTCATTGAATGATTGGATGAGTCTATTCGAACTCGCAATAAATCTACGAGTTTCAAGAATACTTTCTTGTAGTTGGGCAGGCTCTAATGGTCCGCTATATCCGCCGGTAGGGTATTCAGGATCAGTAACAGTAACGGTATAACGACCGGTTGAACCAAATCGCAGCGTCATGCTGCTTCCTATAGGACCGGATAATGAAACTGTGTTAGCCATAAATTTCCCTTGATAAATACACTACTCTACATGTATTTATCGCTCAAAATTTGGTGATTTTTTACCCTAAACTGTTGCATTTTTACAACAGTGTAGTATACTCATCTCTACGAATAGGAATAACTATGGCAGTCAAACCAAAAAAAATCAACTACCTAAATAACAAAGACATTTTAAAAGAAATCCATACAAGTAAAAATTCATATTGTTCTTTCATAGAACCAGAATATCACAGATATGACATTATCATTGATATGCCTGAGAGCGAATTAACAACTAGTTTAGAATATGCATTGAAGCCTGAACAGATTCAACAAGCCAAAGAAACTAGAGCAACCAGACTGACTCAAGAAACAGGCGAAAAGGTTCTAGCAGAAGACATTAGTGTTACTGACCTAATCTTTAGAGTCATGACATGGGAGCATGTACCAGTTGCACAAAAGCAGCCCAGAAAAACAGTAAAGAAGAAGTCGGCCAAAGAAATCTTCATCTTTGATGACGATGATGACGAAGACTTTTCAGACCTAGAAGACAAGTCAACCAAGAAAGCAGTTGACGATATGGTTCACGTAAAGGTCAACTTCCCTCCCTTCCAGCATTACAAGCTTGACGAGACCAATACCTTCAACTGTGTTGGCAAAAGCCACTGGGTAGGTGGTATGGAGAACGGGCATTTTAGCAAAGAGCATGGACAGATTACTAACAAGCTTGCTAGAATGTACATGATGCTTTGTGAGAAGTATGCCATGAAGTTTAACTGGCGCGGCTATACGTATAATGATGAAATGAAGGCTAGTGCTGTGTTGCAACTAACATATGTTGGGCTTAGGTTCAACGAAGCAAAGAGTGCTAACCCATTCGCATACTACACCGCCGCTATTACTAATAGCTTCTGTCGTGTATTGAATACCGAAAAGCGCAATCAAAACATTCGTGACGATATTTTAGAAATGAATGGATTCAACCCAAGCTTTAGCAGACAGATGAAAGACATGAAAATGCAGTTACCTGATTAAGGTAACCTAATTCGTTGCTTTTTTCTATTAGTGGAACTATAACGTAACTATGGCTAATTTATTTAAGAAGGCGGCAGTCTTCACTGACATTCACTTTGGGCTTAAGTCTAACAGTGTACAACATAACCAAGATTGTTCAGACTTTGTTGATTGGTTTATTCAGAAGGCAAAAGAAGAAAATTGCGAAACTTGCTTTTTCTTAGGTGATTACAATCACCACAGAGCAAGTATCAATATTCAAACTATGCAGTTTGGTCTTCGTGCTTTAGAAAAACTAAACAACAGCTTTGATCATGTCTACTTCATTCCGGGCAATCACGACCTCTATTATAGAGACAAGCGTGATGTTCATAGCGTTGAATGGGCAAAGCATCTACCTAATGTAACAATCGTGAATGACTGGTTCATTCAAGATGAGGTAGTCATTGCTCCTTGGTTAGTCGGTGAAGATCATAAGAAGCTGGCTAAGCTATCAGGTAAGTATTTGTTTGGTCACTTTGAGCTTCCTGCATTCTACATGAATGCTATGGTTCAGATGCCCGATCACGGTGATGTGAGCGACAATGACTTAGTTGGCTTTGAGAAAGTATTCAGCGGTCACTTCCACAAGCGTCAAGCACGTAACAACATTTGGTACATCGGAAACGCTTTCCCTCATAATTATGCAGACGCAGGTGACGATCAAAGAGGCATGATGATTCTTGAATGGGGTGAAGACCCTGAGTTTCACGCATGGCCTGGGCAACCGTTGTTTCGTGTCTATAAGCTTAGCGACATACTAGATAACCCAGAGGGCTTGCTTCTTCCTAAGAGTAGTGTTAGAGTGCATCTTGATATTGATATCTCATACGAAGAAGCTAACTTCATTCGTGAGACATTGATTCCAAAGCACAACATACGAGAAATGTCACTTATCCCGATGAAGCTAGACCAGCACAGTCAAGACTTAGCCCCAGGTGAGGTAAACTTTGAAAGTGTTGACCAGATTATTATTGATCAAATTTCTGCTATTGAGAGCGACTTCTTTGATCCAAAAGTATTGTTAGAGATTTATAGAAACCTATGAGCGTTGCATTAAAGAACATTACCCTACGAAACTTTCTTAGTATTGGTGCAGTAACACAAGCAGTAAACTTTGACAGTAAAGAACTTACACTTATTCTAGGTGAGAACCTTGACTTAGGTGGTGACGGTGCTAGAAATGGTACTGGTAAGACTACACTAATTCAAGGCTTGAGCTATGTATTGTTTGGTAACCCTATCAATCAGATTCGTAAGGACAATTTGATCAATCGTACTAACGCTAAGGGTATGATGGTCACGCTAGAGTTTAGCGTGAACGGTACTGAATATAAGATTGAGCGCGGCAGAAAGCCCAATGTTCTTCGCTTCTACGTAAACAACAGTTTACAAAATAATAAAGAAGATAAAAACGAAGCTCAAGGCGAAAACAAAGAAACTCAGTTAGCAATTGAACATGCTATTGGTATGAGTA